AAACGTTGAGCGTCAATGTCGTTCACATGCACCACGTCCATAGGCAAGCCGATGGTAAGCATACCGTTTCCTGCGCTAGGCTCCAGTGCGCTCTTCACCTCCTTGCCGTTGCCCTTCACATACATGTCAGCCAAGAATGCGTATGGGGCAGGGGTGGAATACTGCTGCTTCATCACCCGCTCTGAGTCACGTTGGTTGAGGCTAGGCTGATTCTCGTAAAGCTGCTTGATGAGTTCAAACTTCTTCTCTGGGCTAGTAGCCGCCGAGGTAGAAATCTCTCTAGCCTTGCCCACGATGGCAGCCTCAGCCAATTCCTGAAGGTCTGTGTCCTTCACGTCCTTTAAACCGCAACTCTCCGCAATCTTCCTCAGCCCAACGATACCATTCTTGAAACCACCGAGAGAAAGAACAGCCTTCACCTTATTAATAAAGGTAGCCTCTTTCTGCTTTCTGTCCTCTGCATCCTTAGAGTCGCCTTCCAAGTTAGCCTTATGCTCAGGCGTGTTCTTACGCTCACGCTCGGCATACTCCGAGAGTTTCATGCGTTCGCCAGTCTCTGGGTCAGTATATCTGCCCTTATAGGCAGCCTCAGCCAAAATCTTGTTGGCATCATCCTTATTGATGTTGCCGAAGAAGAAAGCGAAGTCCTTTCTTACACGTTCCATCACATCTTCAAGATCATACACACCTTCCTTAATTCGGGCGTACATACTACCCTTGATAGCGGTCAACAGCTTAGGGAGAATCTCCTTCTGCTTGTCGGTCAGTGTAAGATGTCTGTCCATCCACATCAAAGCCTTCGATGGGAGAGGTACAAATGTTGACATTGCCTTTCCACTACCATCATCCTTTCGGTCCTTGGCAGCATCAAGGAATTGCTGCATCAAGTCGGCAGTCTCCTTGTCACGCTCAGCCTTGAACTTCTTTATGTCAGCCTTCTTCTTTGCTCTCTCGTTAGAGGCATTGATAACGTCCATCACCTTCTGGGTAGCTGTCTTCTGCTTCTCGGCTTTCTCTGCCTTCTCCTTCTCGAATCCTTCTGCAGCATTCTTAATGCCTTCCATTGGGTCAGAAGAAACATTTTTTGCCTCGCCCTGGGCAACTTCTTGCTCTGGCTTAGGCAAAGTTTTGCCTTGGCTAGGGCGATTTTTGTAAGCCTGTTCGTAGCAGATACGAGCAATCTCAGAATCATCTTCGCCGTTCAGGTAGTCGATGGCAGTGTACTTGGCTTCATCGTCCAAGCCCTCAACCGACATAATTTCATCCTCGGTCATAGGGTGGTCTTTCTTGAAGTCCTCGGCAGCAGCCTCAATCGGGTTAAACTTAGGGTCTGGCTTCTCCTCCTTTGGAAGGAGTCGCATTCCGTCCCAATCATAGGCATTGGCACCATTGGCTTTTCTTACGAGGTCGATGCCCTTGTAAATCTCCCTTTCCCTCTCTTCGATTTCGTCTGGGTGCATGCTCAGCAAGTACTCGTCATCCAAACCCTTCATGGCATCAATCAGCCAGCTAGCCTGTTTCTTGTTAGGAATCATACCTTCAAGAGCAGATTCCCAAAGATGCTCTCCCTTTGCCAACTTCATCAGATACTTCATCTGTTTCTCAGTAGCAGTAGGGATAGGATCGTCAGTGATTTTGTCCAAGATGCCCTTGGTATAATGGTTGAGAATAAGGTCAACGGTTGTGCTCTTGGTCCTTTGGCGACCGCCATACTCATCATAAGGAATGCCATAGTGCTCAGCCAAAAGCTCCTCAGCCTGTGCAAGCATACTCCAAGCCTCATCCTTCTTTTTCACGGTTCCGCTAGCTATCTTGTCGAGCATGGCTTGCTTTCGCTCAGGGATGGTAGCCTTAGCATTTGCCGAGTTCTTAGCAGCTTCAAGTTCCTTCTTCCAAAGGTCTTCCACGGAAGCCTCGTCCGTGATACCCATCATGTTCTGATGGTCTTTGAAAGCAAACTCATATTTCGTAGCCGCATTCTCTACGTCCTTGGCAGACTTGCCATCCAGCAAAGCCTTGATGTAAGCCTCCCTCTTTTCGTCAACGCTAGCTTGGTGCTCACGAATCTGCTTAGGAGTGAAGCCTACAGAGTTTGGCTTGTCTTCATCTGCTTCTCGTAATCCTCGTACGCCAGATTCAGAACCTCGTCCTGCGGCATTCTCGGATTTTCCATTGCTATCTTCTCGTACAGGTCGTACACTTCCCTCGTCACGTCTATCAACGCTCTGCGTCCGCTTGGACTCTTGATTTCCATTCTCACTAAGTCCTTGTTTGCTTCTTCTTTCATTTTCTCTGAATTTAAATGTTTCTTGTGCTATTTTTTGTAGCGTTGGATTAGACGTTATTTGAGAAACCACGTCTTCACCCTCTGCATACATTTCTTGTACGATATGAGCTAACGCCTCGTCTGCCAACATCCGGATTGGGTCTTCGCCAAAAGATTCCAATCTTGCAGCCTCATTGCGATAATACTTGTTTCCACACACCAGCTCGATGACATCTTCCAAGTCTGTTCGTTTGATGTCGCCATTCTCAACAGAGTAAACCAACATATTGACTCTTGAAGGGTCTTCGGCGTTATCATTATGCACGTACTCATGGGCAAAAGACCTTGCCAAATCCTTAGAATCCTTTGTGCTACCTAAATAGATATGAACTTTTCCGTTCTCGTAATAAGCAGCATAATTACCACCAAACTTTAAAGCATTCTCGATATTCTTTCGTTCGGAAGGACTATTAGCCGCATCAAGCAATTCTTCCTTGGTCTTGTAAACCTCTGGCTCATCATAGCCGTTCTGCTTGGCATAGTCTTTCACATACTCCGCCATGTCGTCAAGAATCTGCTTGCGTTCCTCGTCCTTGGCAGTCTTAAGCTTCTCTACTGATTGGTCGAACCACTCATCGTTTCGCTCTGGTTCAGCTGTGCCAGCTGCTCGTCCTGCTTCTTCTGCAAGTTTTTCATTGCCAGCAACATCATTGCCTCCTTCTTTCTCTGTAATTCTTCCTGTTTCATTGCCATATAGTTTAATGTTATTTTCCTTGATAGCCTTGCTTCCCTTCAAGAACTCAGCCACAAGCTGCTCTGGGGTAAGCATTTCATAGAACGACAAAGCACCTTCGTTGGTGTTGTAGTTCTTGGCTATATTGTTATACTCATTCAAAAGTTCACGGAAGGTAGAAGTCTTGCCATCCAAAGCCTGAGCGATAGCTTGTGCCATCATAGAGAATCTATCCCTAGCGTTGCCGACGGCGAAATTACTCTGTCTCAGCAAGTCATCCACACTCATCTTGCTTCGTCTAGCCTCGTAGAGCAACTGGATGGCGTTGTCAATCTCGTCTCTCAAAGAGTAGTCGCCCAACTTCAAGTTGTCCATGATGGAACGAATACCATTGATGGCAGCATTCTTTATCTTACTGTCAATGCCTAGCATGCGGATAGTCTCAGGCTTGAACACAGAGCCAAGCAAGAGGTTCTTCACATACTCCTTGCCCTGTGCCGACAGTCTTTCCGTGCCGTCCATGAAGCCATCCACCTCGTTCTGTCCGATGATACCTTTACTTACTAACGTCTTCACCAAGTCATTTATTGCCTTGGAATTGTTAAAGAATGCGTCCAAGCTACCATTTCCCTCAATATCAGCTACAATGGCACCCACCTCGTCGCTAGTCAAGGTCTTAGCCTTAGCCACCGCTTGCTCGGTGTTGCTCTCGCTCTTGGTCTCTTGCTTGTTGAACATATCGAAAGTCTTGCTCGTAAGAGGGAACTTTTCATCAGGCACAAAGTAAACGATACCTTTGTTCCCGATTTCCGCAATTTTCTCTGGAGTCAAACCGAAACCTTCGATGTTGTCGTTCAAGTCTTCATAGTATTGCCCATCCTTGCCGTTTCTTTCGGCAAGCAACTTTGCCATGGTCGTTCCGCTTCCGCTCAAAGTGACACCATCCTGCACAACAGGAATATTCTTCAAGGCAAGTCCGTTGAAGTTATTACCTATCTGTTCGGTAAACTGGCGTGCGCCCTTATCCTTATATGAGCGAGAATTAGACGAACTTCCATCCTCATTCACAGGGAAGCCTTCGCTTTGCTTGAAGTCGTTGAATGGGTCGTGCGAAGGTGTCAATCCCGAAGTTTCACCATAATAATATGTGCCTCTTATCTTTTTCCCATTAGGCAGAGTGATAGAACCTCTTCTACCTGCTACCTTCTTTGATTTGTCAAATTTCTCTTTCACGATAGGAGAGGCTTGGTTAGCTTCGTCCACCTTTTCTTCGGTAGGTTTGCCCACGGTCTCAGCCACAGCCTTGGCAGTCATAGCCTTCTTGATGTTCTGAGCGTTTTCAAGCTGTTTCTTGGCAGCCTCGATGGTCTTAGCTTTTACTTGCTCCTGTTCCAAGATGTCGTTAGGTTCGGCGGTGTAGTCCACTTTCATCTTCTCGGCATCCTTCAAAGCCTTCTCAGCTTTCTTAATCTGACCATCAACTACCTTCTCGGCGTTCTCTCCGAAGTCCTGCGAAAGAATCTCAGCCGCCTGTTCTGGCTTCATCGCCCCATAGTCAGGTGTTGGTCTTCCCTTGCTATCAGTAGTCATAGGCACATCGGTGCCATCTGCAAACTTTCTGGTCTGCTGAGGCTGCTCTTGTGGTGCTAAGCCCTCTTTTGTGGTATTATTTTTCGCCGTTATGGTACTAGCTTCTGGCGAAGTGGTATCAACTTGTGGTGCTTTCTCGCTTCCGTTTGATTCCGAATTTTGATTCTGATTGATTCCGATTGATTCCGATTGATTCTGATTTTCAGACTTTCCTGCATCCTGCATCGCCTGTTCCTGAGCAGCCTCATTGTAAGGCTGAGAGTTAATCATCTGCAATCGCTGACGATACTCGTTGGCGAAATCCTCAGGCTTCTGAGTCTGCATGAAGGTCACATCGTCCGTCTTCAAGTACACCATTTCCTTGGTGTTAGGATCGAAGCAGATAAGCAAGTCGCCCACATCTTCCTTCGCACGACCAGTGGTAGGGTCGAAAGCCACATCGCCAGAGCCAACAATCAAGACTCTGCCATCGCTGTCCTGCACATAAACCACCTGTTCGCCGTTCATCTTCTGACCGTTCAACTCACCCTTGTAGCTCCAATCCTGCACGACACCGCTCACAACTTCCTCAATCTTCTGCTTGGTAGCCTCCTGCATCCCCAGCACTCTAGCGTTCGCATTGATATAATGGGCAAATGGGGTAAGCTGCTCCTGTGTCAGACCGTTCTCAATCATCCACTGGTAAATCTGAGGATTAGTCAATCCCTGCTTCTTCAACTCCTCGAAGTGCTGCCCGAACACATCATTGTCTCTCATCAGCACGTCCATTTCAGCCTCAGCCTGTCTCAGCCCATTCAGTTCCTGCTTTACCGCCTCGCCGTTTGGCTGCTCGGTGCCAAGGTTGTTGTCGCTAGCCACGTCCTTTCCGTTCAGGTTGCTCTGCTCTGCGTGAACCTTGTTAGGAGGAAAAGCCGTAAATTCCATTATCTGGCGAAGATGAATGCAAGCCTCCTGCTCCCTGTCTGTTCTGCGCATGGCAGACTTATTGAAAGCCTTTACAAGGTCAGCGGTTTCCATACCATATTGCTTGGCTACCGAGTCGAATATCTTCAACACGTTGCCTTTCTCCATGGCATAGTTAGTAAACTCACGTTCTACGGCAGATCCTTTAGTACCCAATCCGTCAACAAAGGCACGAATATCAGCGTTACTAACGGCATTCTTGATTCCCTGCATATAGAAATCATTCTGCAAGTTATAGTTGTTTTTGTCAATATTTGTAACAGCAGAAATCGCATTCAACAGTCTAGCCTGTTCCTTGTATGCCTTCATCCCATACAGAGCTTTATCTCTCTCGTCAGCGTTTGTGTACTCTCTCTTTGAAAGCAACTCTCCGTTTGCGGAATATTCGTTGATGTATTTTCGTGTTTCTCGATTCAGCCCATTATCCATGACAACCTCATTGGTGAATAACACATAGTCCATCAATGGGCGAGAGGAAGGCATAACGCCCATCACCATAGCAGAGAACTTAGCCTTGGCATCCCAAGACACGTTAGGGTCGGCGATAATCTTATCATAGACAGTCTCGACAACCTTCATGTCTCTCTCAACATCGCCAAATGAAGTTGGCTCGCCGATGAAAGGCTTCTCCAAAATACCACCAGTTGTTTTCAGCTCCGTTTTTGCTTTCATGGCAGCATCGAACACGTTCCCAAACAGCCCCGGGTTAGCAGCGTTGGTCTCATCGATGGAGTTCATAATCTGCTGCTTCTCTCCCTCGGTCATCATGTATTGCGAAACCTTAGCCTTGTCGGAAGTCAGGAACTCGTTAAACTTCACCATGGTGGAGTTCCACCAGTTTAGAGGCTTTCCGTTCTTATCATATCGCTTGCCCTTCAAGCCTTCTGCCAAATGAGTTAATCTGAATCCAATGGCAGTTGGAAGGCTCTCCAATGTGCCATCAAACAGACTGAACTCCTGATTACGTCCCTCAATCTTGCCAGAAACATAGCCACCGAGGTACATACCCATACCTTCCATGTAGGTCTTGGCTGCTTCCATTCCTATCTTGGCAGAGCCATACTTAAACCAATCCTTGGTCAAAGGAGTGGTCTTCACGCTTTTCAGTCCGATGCTTCGCCCAAATTGTCCAAGAGGAACACCAGCCAAGCTCATGGTAGCAAAACTACCTGCCTCAGATGCACCGCTCGCCAACATAGCTTTCAAGGTTCCACCCAGAGATGTGTCCTCGCCAGTGGAGAAGTTCTGGATAGCCCCGCTTGTTGCGCCAAAGGTGAAACCAGTAACGCCTCCACTAGTCACAGCCTGTACACCAGACAATCCAAGTCTCTGCGCCAAGTTGCCGTTAGCCATCAACGCACCAACCCTTGTGCTATTGCCAAGGAGTTTGCCTGCTACCTTTCCGCCAGCTCCTGCTGCTCCCTTAAATAAAGGGTCGGATACCATACCTGCCACCTCGGAAGATACCTTCTCGAATGTGGATGGCTTGTAGTATGGATTGTTTCCTTCATTGGTTTCCGCCATGGCTTCCTCAGCCAGACGGTTCACACCCTTAGTTCCAGCTGCACCCATGATGGTGCTCGTTATCGTGTTGGCTCTTGCTGCATTGTTGAGCCAATAGCTGATAGAATCCTTCGGGAAGTACTTCTTGATAGCCTCCTTATCGAATCTCTTTTCAAGCTCAGAGTTTAGCTGGTTGGCGAGATAGCTCTTATAGTAGTCCTCTGTTACGCCTAGTCGGTTTGCTTCGTCCGAAATCTGCTTGGAGAATCTCGGATCATCCGCAAGCGTCTGCAACCCCAATCCAATACGCTTCAAGGCTTTCTCTGGGTCATTCGCCTCATTGTAGGCACGGATAGCAGTCGACGAAGTACCTTGACCGCCGAGCATACTGAGATATTTATCCCAGAAGCTACCGCTTGTAGAGCCGCTGACCCTTCCCATTTCATAGGCACCATTCTCCTCGTTTTCTGCGAGACCTTGCTTGATGGCATCGTTCACGTCGCCTAGCATGTTAGTGTCCACCATTTGCTTTGCGCTTTGCTGCATATCCTCCTCCAACTGCCCCATAGGCTTCATTACGCCCACGGTTCCGTTGTCAATCATCGGCTGACTCTGACGGCGATACTCATCGTTGGCGATATGGTCTGCAGCGGTCTTCGCCGCTTGCTTTCTCACCTGTTGATTCTGCTGATAAACCTGCTGTACGCCTCTAGGGGAAGAGTAGCTTACAGGATAGTCCGCTCCCTTCTTTGCATTGTCAATCTCATAAAGGGACTGAACGAAAGGAGAGGCGTTCTTTGGCGCATTAACAGGCGCCTTTCCACGCTGAGACTGAGGTCTGTGAAGGTAATCCACAGGCTGTTTGCTCTTTCCTGCCTTTCCCTGCATATACTCCTGACCAATCTGCCTTGCCCTCTCAGCAGTAGTCATAGGCTTGCTAGGCTGAGACTGTACAGACTTCTGTGTTTGTCTCTGCTTTGCAGCCTTCAAGCTAGCCTGACCGCCACGGAAAAGCTTCATATTAAACTCTTCGTAGCTGCCAGACTGCACCGCTCCATCCGCTTTCAGCGCATCATAGAGTTTCTTTCTGTTGAGGTAGCCCTGCTTGCCAGGCGCACCAATAAACTTATGGAAACTACCCCAGTCGCCCTGAACCGCACCGTCCGCTTTCAAGGCTTTGTACAAATCGAAGTAACTTGTGTTATTGTCACTCATATATCAATAATATTTACTATTTTACAATCCAAGTGCCGAGGTGTTCTTTAGCTTAGAACCTTTTCGAGCGTTCTTGTTGGCATTCTGTTTCTTCTTCTGAGCCATCTGCTTACCGATTTGAGCCGCAACCGACTTGCCTCTGGTAGTGTTAGATACCTTCTTGACACCGTTCTTGTCGTATATCTCTTGGCTCGTAGTGCTTGATGAAGGAGTATCTGTCTTATATCCAAGTTCATTGGCTCTGGCAATCCAGCTCTTTTCATTCTTGAAGTGCTCGGTCTGTCCAGTATTAGGATTGTAGAGAGGATAGCTGTTTCCTGCACTCGAGCCACCACGTCCACCGCCGCCAGATTTTCCACTACCACGCTTATCAATGGACTGTTGTCTGAGACCATTGGAGATAGCCGCCTGTTGCTGTCTGAACCTAAACTGATTCTCCCAGTTGCTCTGCTTCTGCTTATCCTGCTCCGCTTGTCTTTGAGCCGCAGCAGCATCCTTAGCCATCTGGTAGTTGAACTTGTCTCGCTCTCTTCTGTCAGCCGAATCCTTGTACCCGAGAGACATTCGCTTGTAAGCATCAGCAGCCTCAGCCGCCCTTTCCTTCAAGGTAAGGTTAGCCATCTTGTAAGCTGCATTGGCATCCGCCGCCGCTTTCTGTGCTCTCTGAGTCTTTCTTTTCTGATACCCCTGTTCGAGCATGGCAGTAGGGTCGTTGAACTGCTGTAGAGGCGCACCCTTGGCAGTGTTCACGATGTTAGCCATGTGCCGGATGGCATCGGCGAACGCAGCGATACGCTCCCTGTTGGTGGTAATTCGGCGATCATACTCATCTGGAGTCTCGCCCTCTCTCATACCCGGTCTATTCTTCGGAATCAATCCGCTGAGCCACCCGAAGAAACCTCCGTCCCTCTGTGAAGGGTCGGCGTGAAACTCGGGAACCTGTTGCTGAGGATGAGAAACGCCAGCGCCATTCAGAGCCGCCGACAAGGAATCCATATCGTTTTGCTGAGGCTGTGAAGGATTGGCGAACTGTACTCCATCCGTCCCATACTCTGGGGCAGGGGCAGGAGTGGAAGGCGTAAGGTCAGGCTCTTGCTGCACGACAGGAGCCTCATACTTGCCAGTCGCACCGCCATTCTGCTGAAAGAAGTTCATGCTCATAGGAGCCGCAGCCACCGCCACCGCAGGAGCATTCCCATTCGGCGCACCAGCCATTGTAGTAGGCAACTGTCCTCCGTTCCTCATCGCAAAGTTCTGTGCCGCCATCTGCTGAACCATGTAGCTAGGTCCAGTAGTGGCAATAGGCACTCTCTGCTGCTGAGGCTGAGAGCCATTATTGTTATTATTATTGTTTGGTCTAAACTTGCTCATATATTAACGATTATTCGTCAAACAAATCTCGCATCAACTTGATGTTCAAACGCAACATTTCCTTGCAGCCTTCCATAATCTCGTCCTCGATAGGCTTCTTAGGCTCCTTTGGAATGACAATAACACTAGGTACAGAGCTAAGGTCACAGACTCTCTCATCGAAGTATTTGTAAGCCTCCTCTGGAGTTGGAATGCGAGACTTCTTTAGGTTTCGTAGCTTTGCCTTTAACTCTCCTACAGTCTGGTCTCTCTCGTCCATTAAGGCAAAGTGCTTTTGCTGAAAATCATGAAGTTGATTCTTCAATTTCTCGATAATCTTCTCCTTGTAGCCGAGAGCACTCTCCGCACTCTTCAAAGCCTGAGCATCCACATTGTTAACCACGATGCTTGCAAGTTTCTTTCTCAACTCCTCAATCTCCTTCAAGTACTTCTGGCAGGTGGAAGTAAGATTCTCCTCACGAACCTTTGAAAGGCGAAGCTCCTCTGCTACGTCAGACAAAACGACATCCTTGTCACGGATAATCTTTCTCAGCTTGCTAATCTTCTTGCTCTGCTTCACGATGATCTTGTTGCGAGAAGCGGAAAGCTCGTCCAAGTGCTCAATCTTCTTTGCCTGTTCGTCAAGCAAGGCATCGTTGAACAACTTGGCAGACTCATTCAAAGCAGGATTCTCGGCTGTGTTCTTATTATCTGCCCACTTCAAATGCATTCCTTCTGTTGCATTCAAAGGGATGCCACCTTCGCCTATTCTGCCTGACGAGTCTCCTCTAGGAGCCGTAGTATTCGCCTCAAACTCCTTCTTCAAGCGTTCCTTGCACTCATGAAAAAGGCGAGACTCCATTGTCACATTATATTTGTTTTTAACAAGAACTTTCAGAGCCTCTACAATTTTAGGACTTTCATATCTATCAAAAGTCTTAGAAAAGATAGTAAGAGGGCGTGATGTTTTATGAAATCCAAAACCTTCCTTCTTCAATAGCTTCTTTGCTTCTTCTAATGTCATAATCTATTCTATTTAAATATTAATTCAATATTCCGTTATTAATTCTAGCAATTTGTGCTAAGGGTGACTCGTTTGGATTAAACTTATAAAAAGACTTCTCCCTATATTCTGTAGATTTCTGATTTCTTATCCAAATCTCCTGAAACTTATAATACGTATCACAATGTAGCATCTTTTTTCTATTTAAACGTTTAAACTTCTGAAATTTCGCCATTGTGCTCTAAAACCTTCATGTGGTTATAAGCATCATAGGCTGTTAAAAGAACACGACCGTATTCTGCTGCGCATACAAATTGAAAACAAGTGTAGTCAACAACGTGACCTCGATAAAACTTGTTGCCATTGTGGTACTCAATCAGGTCACCTTCTATGCCCTCAAACTTTTTCGTGTTGCAGTTATACAAGCCAAGCTGACCTTCTCTTGTTATCTTGCACAAAGCAGACACCTTCACTTCCTTCAATTCCCAATGGGTTGAATCTGTGAGGTCAACTTTCTTTCTATTGATTAAAACCTTCTTCATATTCTCTGTTTTAAACTTATTAACACTTCTCGATTTTTAAGGGGGTGGGGAAAATCGGAAAACCCATTTTGGAAAAGAGGGGGTGGGGGGGGTGGAGGACATTTTTATTTATGTATTTATCTACTATAATTTGCAACGGTGGTCAAAGGGGGTGGGGGTCTTGGGGTCGATGTTTACACCTGTCTGCCTGTCCACCTTGCCTTGCCTCGGTCGCTCGTCCACTCACCTTTTGGATGCACCTCCAACCGACTTGCCACCTCGTTACTTGTACACCTTGCCTTTGTAGTGAACACCAGTCGCTAGCCCTAGAGGGTCGTTGCCCATTCCATCGAGTCCACCGCTTGGCTGCTTTGGCACTGGGTTAGGTGCGAGTTTGCTCACTTCTGTTATCTTTTGGGTATCAACATTAGGTGTGCTTGTACCTAAGCCGCTCTTATTCAGTCCTTTACCTCCTTCGAGTTGTGACCCCAATTGGTTCACACCCGCAGAGAAGAGCGCATTGCTCATGTTTTGGGCTGCTTGGGAAGTGGCATTCGCCTTGTCGGTCTCAATCTGTTGTCTCTCTCTGCTCAACTGCTGAACGTTCTGCAAGTGGGCATCCTCGACTTGTTGCTTTCTCGCAGTGTCTTGGGCTGCAACGTTGGCAATCGTGTCGCCCATAGCCTTGTTTGCTTGCTCCTTAGCCATCGCCACGGAAGCGGCAGTGCCACCACCAACCGCAGCCGCTCCGTCAGCCTTGCGAACATAATCGTCTTGCACTTCCTTGGCTCTTCTCATAAGATTCTGCCCCGCCTTGGTGTCTAGGTAGTCTGTGTTGTAGTTCTTGTCGTACCATGCCTTTTCAGCGTTCGAACGGTAAGTATTCTCCGCTTGCGCCTTTCTCGCTGCCTTCTTTGCCTTGTTTGCGCCAAATATGGAGGAAGCGACAGAGCCAGCCAACATTGCAGCAGTGGCAACCCACTCCTTCTTGTCTGCCATCACTGGGGATGCAGTCAAGTTCTTCGGGATTCTAAGTAATATTTCTGTCATAATAGCTATTATTTGATGATTTCGAGGGCAAATATATAATATTTGAAGGTCGCTTTTGCCGATACCACGATGAGGGTATTTTGTCCTCAAAACCTCATAAATGTGTTAGTCGGGGCGCATTTTACCCTCACCCCATTCACTCATTCAGCCCTCAACCGAGCCATTTTGTCAAATAAAGCGATTATTGTAAAGAAAATACAAGTACTTAGTAATTAAGACTTTAGTCTCAATCACTCCCGATGGTGAATAAAAGCAAAGTGTAAATATAATTGATAATTGTGCTTTTCGTGTCCTAATTACCTAGATTTTCGGTTTGCATTAAATATGTACGCACATGCGCATAAGGTTCGATTAAGAAGATTTAACCTCCAGTCTTCCCCAGTCTTGTTTGTTTTGCACTCGCATTCAAACCATTTCGAGCGATTTTTAGCGATTTCGCCCGATTCCCCGAGATTTCAGCCAAATTCGCAAGTTTGAGCCGTTTAAAGCCCATTTTAAGCCCATCTAGAGCCATTTTCAGCCCTTTTTAGGCATGTTCCAGAGTTTTGCACAGATTTACCCACAATCTAGAAACAAGGGGCTAGAGAGGATATTTCAAGCAGAATCTAGACACTTTTCTTCTCACAGTCTTCTCTTGACCTTCTCCGTGTCAAGTCCGTACCAACTCCGTGTCAAGTCTAGGTCAAGTCTTAGGGTTTGCATAGTTTGCAGGGTTTGCAGGATGTTTTGTCTTCTCATTTGTCTTCTCTCTTGTTGTTTGTTCTTCTTCTTCTCTCTATCTTATGTGGAGAGGGTGAAAAGAACCTCGGGGAGATAAGGGGGCAACGCCCCCAGCGGCTGCGCCGCTCCCCACGTCCGAGGGGCTGGCGCCCTCACTCTGTACAGAAGTGGCAAGGTTCGAACCCTTGTTGTTCTGCCTTATACAATGGCATCTTGTCGGTCATATCTTCGTGAACCCCTTTGCAGTAATAGTCAAAGTGATAGTAATTCGTTTCCGAATCTGCCCAAACTTCCATTTCTTCGTACTCTCTGTGATACTCTTCTTTCTGCTCTTCTGCCTTTCGCTCAACATCATCATTCACACTATAGAAGAAAGTGTTCTTGAATGAATACACCAATACAACACCAACAAAGCAAGCACCGAGCAAGCCCAACAATACATCTTTCAACTTCTTCATTTTATTATAACCTTTAGTTCATCTACTTGTTTAAAGAACTCTTCGATACTATCAGCGGTATAGTGAATACCATTGTAGCGGATATATGCTGCAAAGTCTTCTTTGCTCTCCTCCTCGAACAATTCAGACACCTTGCAGCCGATTATATCTGCCATTTGCTCCAACTTGTCAAGCCCAATCTTTCTTCGTCTCAACAACTGGTTAAGACTGGTTACTTGCTCATAGCCCATTCGGGTAGCCAATTCTGACATCAATATGTTGTGTGCCTTGCAGCACTCTTTTACTCTTAATTCTATCATATTTTATATATTTTAGGTTGCAAAGATACAAAATTTCTTTCAAACTAGCGCAAAATTACCAAACTTTTTTATTTTTGATAACGTATAATTACGCTATTTATTTGTTAATTCTTTTAAGACTTTCGTATATTTGCGCTAGTTTTTAGTTAAATAGCGTAAAAATAAGCAAGATATTTCGATATTTTGATACAACTTTCGCAGAAATGCGCTATCTTTGCACTCGAAATCAAGTTACAACGAGATTTCAAAGAGGAACGATGGCACGTTTAGCCCAATCACGTTTAACTACCTCTATAAAGTAACAGCTTAGTCGGGAAATGGGGAAGAGATAGAACTTCTAAAACATCAAAGGAAAATGCAACCCAGTTAGCGCAGAACTGCCAAAGGCGCACAGACAAAGAAGTCTCAAACACTCTTCTAGGGCGGAAGTAAACACACACTCGTGTTAGAGTGGTTAAATATCGAAACACGTTGACCCACGAACGTTAAGAGAGGGAGCTAGGCTGCATATAGCTTGCAGACGTTGGGAGCAAACGTACACCTGCACCTTTTTAACTAGATGTTTAATTATTAAAGCAACAACAACATGAAGAAGTATTTAGTTATCAAGCAGTACAATGTAACAAAGAGTACTGATGTATCGGGACAATTCGATAACAAGGAGGATGCAGGCAATTTTGCAAAGCTATCGAATATCGCACAAGGTGAGAAAAGAATAGCTACATTTTGGGTATATGAAATGAGTGAGTAACACCCTTGGGAGATAAGGGGCAAGCCCCACGGGGCTGCGCCCCTCCCCGAGCCTAACGGACACAAGACAATGGCAAACGAATATTGCAGCGGTTGCGAGTACAGAGTTTATCACTACTCGCCAATATCGCAAGACTACGACTATTATACTTGCAAGTTGGGTAGATGCCCTAGCAAGTGCAATCAAGGAGTTTATAACTAATTATAGGAGGTCACATAATGGAGAAAACAATAACACTTACAAGTGATGAGATACAAACAATTATCATCGCTTTAGACAATAGAATCCCAACGATTCAAAGTTACGAGAAAATGGGAGCATATCCCGAGCATTTCGCTGAATCCCTCATCGAGGAGATAATAGCATTAAAGAACAAGTTAAACTATTAATATATAGGAGGTTAATAATATGGCAGTTAAAAGAGATTGGAGAGAGGTTTACACATTATTGCAGAACCTTAAGGGAGTACAAGGAGCGGACGCTCTTCTAGAAGAGTTATCCAACGTTATGGAATCCGACAAGATGGCGGATGCACTTGAAGATGTTGCAGACAACTGGAACATCGAAGTATATGAGGACGGAAGTATTAATTAATAGGAGGTTAAGACAATGGGGTACAAGATATTATACCAAACTTTGTGGAGCACAAACGAGGGAAAGAAAGTTGTTGAGGAGCATTATTCTCCCGCAACTTTCACTAAGGAGAGAATCCAGTATTCGAAGAAACTTAATAAACAAATCGGTTACAGATGGATAGGACGAACACGACATAACGGAAAGTACTACCATACTTGGGAGCGCTATTCTCATACAGAATCTTCTAAGGAGGGACGAGACGTTTATTATAGAATTATGTACATTAAAGTTAAATAGACAATGAGAAAGAACAAGACTTATGAGCAACAGAAGAAATTCTATGATGAGAGTAATTGCCACGAATCATTAGGGGCTATCTTCTTGTACTGGCTAGAGTGCGGCAGCACGAACGTAAAGGACATTCAAGCCACCTACAGAGAGGGCAACAGAGAGTGCAAGGAGTATTTGTTGGACGATTTGAGACACCTTTGTAAGGATGACATTAAGACGTACCACCAGTTAGTTAAGATATTCCTTTTCGGGCACAAGTAACACAAGGAGCGGTCAGCGAATAGAGGAGCACTTCACGTTCAAGCCGTGAGACCGCACTAGTAATAACAATTAAAAGAAAGGAACAACAATGAAGAATATCAAGCTAACAGATAGCGAGTATTTTCTACTACGTGACATCTTGGAGGGTATCGCCACAAAGTCTTTGAAGACATCCGAGACGGAAGGCTTTTTGGGTAAATGTGAGATACATATCCAAACACAAAAGGTTTTCGATGAGATTTACGACTTGTACAACAAAGTGTTAGTTAGTGGATACAGAACAATTTAAAAGAAAGGAACAGAATATGTTTATCGAACTTACAAGCGGTGGAATCACAGGACTTGTGAACACCAGTAATCTAGCTTACTTATACCCATTTGAGGGTGAATGTATGCTAGTATTCATAAACCCAATAGAGAGCAAGGGAACTCGCAAGATGTTGGTTAACCAGTCTTACGAGGAAGTCAAACGAATGATGATGGAGGGCAAGTGATATGCTAGATATAACACCTTATGTACTTGGAGCCATTATTGGATTTATCTTTAGAATAGCAATTGAAAAGGGTAAACATTTACCCGATGAGTAAATAACCAGTGGGGAGATAAGGGGGCAGCGCCCCCAGTGCGCAAGCGCACTCCCCACGCAAACAATACAAGACAATGAAGAATAAGAAAAAATCGCCTTATGAGTTGTACAAGCAGTTAACATACATCATGAATTATCTGATGTGCGATTCATGGAAGGACGGAAGACCAAGCAAAGAGGTTAGAAACAAGGTACTCGAAAAGGTTAATAAGGTTAAATCCATATTCGATAGATATGTTGATAACATCTATAAGTTACACAACGTAGACAGATGGAGAGGTAACGTAAAGGAATCAAACGACATTTGGTTTAATGGACACCACACCAAGGAAGAGTATATGAACATTTAAACATAATAGGACAATGAAAGTAATTAGAGTAACAAAGGACGCAACCAACAGAATAGACGCTATTTTCGTAGGTCAAAACATGTTGTTCGTAAATCCCGATTTCGGGCTTATTGCACTGGCTAGACTAGACAAGATGGAGTTTCAACTTTCTTCGATTTACCATTATTGGAGTGTTGAGTTAACGCATCAGATATGCAAAGGTACGATAGAATCCACCATTAATAAATTTGGAGGAGACCAATCGAAGAACTTCTTCAAGTACACCAACGAGGAGGATAAGCCAATGCACACACTTCCTTACAATATAGACATAAAATTAATGCCATATGGAGAAAATTAAGATTGAACTAACAGACAAGGAGTTTAACGTACTATCCGAACTTCTTGCAGCGGTAACAACAAATAGTTATCGCAAGGCAATAGGAGACAAGATAGTTATTGAAGCCAGTATTAGCTTCAGCAAGGACACCGACAAGGTATTAAAGAGACTAGATAAAAAGATTAATTCGTAAGACAATGAAGATAAATTATGTAGGTAATTTCCTAGACTTCGACCAAATGGCAAGTCTTCTGTATGATGGCGGAAAATACACCGCCAAGGAAAAGAACAAAACAGAAGTTGTCGGGTACATCAATAATACTATTGCCAATGCAAAGTACTATTGGAACGAGAGACAGATTTATATCTTATTCTCGGGATATGTCAACAAGCGAGAAATGGAAAAGAGATTGAAAGATTTCGTAAAAGAACTCGCTCACGACAACAATCTAGTCGTTAAGTTAGAAATGAATTCAATAATATCAGCAACAATTAAATGGGCATGAGAAAGAGCATTAAGAAAGTTTTGGTAGTGATGGCAATAGCCATCCTACCTTTGGTAACAATCGCCAGTTATGCGCACGCACACGCACGTGAGACGGAGCGCAAGGAGTTGGTTGACTTCATCGAGTATTGCAAGACTTGCGAGAGTCTTCGCCAGTTGAACCCAGCCAAGGACTTCACCAAAGCGAGCCTTCACGAATTGAAGAGCGCAGCACGTTTCTATGAGGAGCAGACGGATTTTGCGGACTGCACCGACTATGAGCGCCAAGCACTGGTAGATAACATCATCGGAAGAACTTATAACGCAAGAGTGAATTATGGGAACAGAAGATAAGAAAACGCAGCTAGCAATACACCGATACTTGAAAGGTGTATTACTAGGAATGCCAACAGAGCAAGCGCTAGACACGATTTTCCGCTATTATGGCTCACAGAATCTTCTAACACAAGAGTTTTACGAGGATGCAGTCAAGCACGGAGAAATCAAACCAATGAACAATAGCAAGTAACGAACAATTTAAATTATAGGAGAATAAGATATGAATACAATAGCAGTAGGAAATTTTGTAGGTTTCGAGGTAACAACCATCCAAGATGTGGTAAAGGCGCAAGCATGCGGACTTGTTATCACAGACAAGGACGGATACGAATACACTTACGATATTGAGGAAGAGGACGAGAACGGAGAGTATTTCGATAGAGAGCCAACCGACAAGGAGGTGTTTGACAGAATCGCCCAAGACATAGCACATGGAAATACTTTGGTTGCAGGTTTTTGGCTAGACACGGACAAAGTACAAGTTGTGCCAAGGGCAGCTATAACCTTGCAGACCGACTTTTATATCGGTCAGAAAGTGTACGCAATGAGAAATAACAAGATTATTGAAGGTAAGATTGTTCACTTGACTTTGACACGCTCAGCGGACAATAACAAATTCTTCGCTGATTACAAGTCTAGAGATTTAGGTGAAGATGTATTCCACATTGTAGCCAGTGGCATCAACCCTAATTTCACCAACTATTATTGTTTTGATAATAGAGGAATACTAGAGGACAAGCTAAAGCGAGCACTAAACGACAACCAAGTGTTGTTGAACGTAGGCAACCAGTACATCGCTTATGGCTTTGACGAAATCTTCGCCACCAAGGATGAACTTGTTAAACATTTGATGGAGGGCTAAGTTATGATAATACTGGAGAAATGTTTCAAGGGAGCGACCATCGCAGACCACTTGAACCGCAGATATTTGGTCAAGGAGACGTTTGTGAAGCAGAGAGAGCCGCACAGAGTGAATTACTTACTGAATGGCAAGAACGTTCCAAAGGCTAGAGTATTGCAGCCTATCAGATAGAAATAATTGTTGTTGCTTAATATAGGGCTAGTGGAATCGCAAGACAGCCACCGAGCCAGTGGCAGAGACTGGCAGCCCACCAAGATAAGAATAAGTTTAACGATTTAAAGAAAGGATTTACACAATGAGTGAAGTAATACACGACATCTACAACGATGCCTATTACGCTGCAATGAATAGCGGCGCAAGTGAGAGTGATGCAAGAGCATACGCAGAGCAGTATTGCGAAGACTTGCAGAGCCAGTTGATATTTTATTAATCAAACATAGGAGACAAGCAACAATGAGAACAATGAAAGTATTTGTGTTGACCAAGCAAGGTCGAGACAACCAAGACCAAGACACGTTCGAGGTTGTGGGAGTGTATTCCACCAAGACCGCAGCCAAGGAGAAGATGGCAGAGGAGAAAGAGAGCATCAAAGCTTTCTATGCCGACGAGTACGAGGGCGAGGACGTTGAGGAGTACGGAGAGAACAATATCGAGAACTGGGGAATCCAAGTAACCGACTTCCCAGTGTTCGAGGAGTTGTTGATTACAGAAAAGGAGGTGGATCATGATTGATTACAACGAGAATATGGGTGCGGACAAGCGAGATATTGACTATCTGAATGCACTTGTCAACAACATCAACGAGCACCTTTCAAGAGAATGCTTCGAGATAGAGAGCACTGAGGGGTACGAATCCGAGTGTGTTGACATCTTCGAGGACGGATTGAGTTCTTGCACCTACATGAATTTCGAGGATGCAGAAACCTATCTTCAAGGAATCGAAACAGGTGTGATACTGGCAAAAGGTTTGGGCGATGATTCTAAAGTAAAGAAAAGATATGAGTAGAATAGTTAATTACGATTTCAGCGAGGACGATAAGAAGCTCATCGTCTCTCGCTTGCTCGGAGAACACTTCTCCCAGTGTGCCAGTGATGAGCAGGGGCGATATTGTGGCTACATTGATGATGCACTTTGCGAAGTCAAGTTTTTCACTTTTATGGTGTCTGTTTTTGTTCGTGAGAAAGGGAAAAAGAAAATACCAAGAAAGGAGTGGGTAAACGTTCTTTATAGAAAGTTGCTTCAAGATGGTACGCTAGACTTCGAGGAGAGTGACAAGAAAGACTTCAACCGCTATGCTTATGTCGAAGTTGACCACGACAACCTAGCAGTTGATTTTATATTCAGATATAAACCAATGGAGGATGCAGTATGAAGAAGCAAGAGTTTAAGTTTGTCTTCCCAATGAGTGGAGACGTGACAACGAAGAAGTTGAATCCTTTGGCAATCAAGGAGACCGCAATCCGCTACCTAAAGGGACAGAGCGAGATAAGGGGTGATGTTTGTATCATCAAGAACTCGCATAAAGAAGTTGTGGCAATGGCTTATCTCAACGAGGATATGTCGGTTTCTTTCTTCACCGAGGACGAGAGCGTTAACGATATTGTTTCACTGACTGAGCAGGAAGGAGGTAACAATAATGAGTAAGCAGGAATGGTTTGTGCTGATAATCTTCTTTTTCAGCATTATTGTAGGAATATTGAGTTAAAAGGTAATGGGGAGTGTAACCGACTCCCCACAATTTTCTGAAAGCTATGAGAGCGAGAATCGTAGTATATGATGATTTGTGCATCTTGGACGAGACGGAAATGTTGAGCGACAAGAAAGAGCAGATAAAGGCAGTAGCCGAAAATGCGCTACAGACAACACCCGATGCCCAGTATGCCGAGGTGTACAATGGTCAGAAGCTTATCTCCCGCCTTAACCTTACGAGAAAAGGCAAGGTGGTGCAAGCGAAGAACCTGCACCCAGGGTGGGGAGGTTACAGAGAGGGAGCAGGATGGAAAGGCAAGGGCAAGGAAGCCCTAGTAAACCGAGTGGTAATCCACGTTAACGAGGAAATGTATGATTTCCTAGACGCTATGGGCAACAAGAGACCCGAGTGGATAAGACAAGCCATAAGGGAGAAACGAGAGCGAGACCAACAACAAGAAGAAAAGGGTAGTCAGTGATGGCTACCCTTTAGTCGTTTTTGTCAGTTCTTGATAACACGCATAGAATAAGCTAGTTATCTAGCGTTATGTTATCAGATATGTTATCAAATCTTGCCTTCGATGTTATCAAATGCCGAATAAACATCACGATTGAGCGTACGAGCGTATCTTTGTGTCTGCCTGATGTTGGTATGCCCGAGCACCTTTGCCACCACGTTGATGGGCATCCCGAACGAGAGGAAGAGCGTAGCAGCCGTAGCCCTGCCCATGTGACTATGCAGCTTGGGCACACCAACAATGGCACCGATAGCTTTCAGATACTCGTTGTACTTCTGATTGCTGATAGAGGGCAATCGAAAGTCGTACTTCTTTAGGATGGCAACCGCACCGCCCAATAGCTGGAAGGTGAAATCCGTGTCAGTCTTCACTCGCTTGCCGTGGTAATAGTATTTGCCGCCCGATTCCTCGCACTCGCTGAAATCGAAAGCCATAAGGTCGGAGTAAGCCAACCCAGTGTAACACTGCATCAAGAACAAATCCCTAGCCTTGACGAGATAGTCCACTTCTAGGTGCAATCGCTTGATACTCTCGAACTTTTCGATAGGCAGACAATCCACAAATTCCTTGTCTCCTTTGCCAATCTTGAAAGGTAGGTAGTTATACGGATTCTTCTCCACAAGCTCATCAATGCACGCATCACGCACGAATAGCTTAAGATACTTGTGGTAGCAATAGACAGTACTCTGTTCTAATCCCTTGGAGTGCAAGTATTCGTCCAGAGCACGCACGTTAGATACGTTGACATCGGAGAACTCCTTAATCTTTCCCCATTTCTTCAAGAAGTCGGTGAAGACCTTGTATCTTCGCTTGGTGTGGTCGCTCACTTTGCGTTGCTTGGTACGTTCCTCGCAGTAGGTGATGAAGTCAGCAAACTTATTGGAGCAGCCATCCATCAGTGCAGGAATCTCCTCTAGGTCTGTAGAGCCTTTGGCAATCATCTTGGCGATAACCTCGTTTGCTCTATCCACGAAGGCATCAATTTGCTTGTTGAAAACCTCGGCATCCTTGCATCTGATAACATGCTTACTACCCTCAGACCATTGCGAAGGGCATACTTTCACCCCAGTGGAGATATACTTACGCTTACCCCCACAAGTGAACCTTAATTCCACCGAAACAGGCTTTTGAGCCGTTCCACGCTTCAACCGATTGTGAATAATACTTAAATTAATTTTCCCCATTTTGTGATAACATCTTTACAAGTGGTTGATAACATAGTCATAACACACTTTTGTTTAACATTTGTTGGGAAAAGCTGAAATGTTTGGTTATCAACAAGTTGTAAAGATACCAACGTATAACGTTATCGTAACGTTATTTCTTTCGATGTTATCAATATGTTATCAACTCGTGAAAACAAATGTAGCTGTAACTATCTATTAACTAGATGATTACAGCTATATTCCTTTTAGAAAAATTCATTTTAAAGCGTCATTCTTTTGCTATAGTAGTACACCCTTAGGGGTCATACTTGAAATTTTCTAACAAGCTGCAATTCAGTAATTTCCTTTTTCACTGCAAAGATAATGATAACTTTTTTATAACACAAATTTTTGGGTACTTTTCTTTGATATTTAGACCTTTTCTAAATCTTAACTGACCTTAAAGCAATTTGGAGGTTACCGAAAATCGTATTACTTTTGCACTCGTCAAGTTGCGATTGACACAAGAAGATATTGAAAATTATTGTAGCCTTCAATAGGTAACGATATATATATGAATCCCCTTAGTTGGTCGCAACACAACTTTGGGGATTTTTGCATTCCCTTTGTTGGGATAATGATATTTGATAGTTACACCATAGTCATTTTGGCTATCATCTAAAACTCTGCAACCAAGGCTGCATAAGCGGGCACCGAAAGGTGGGGGACAGTGCGATAGCAGAGAAGTCTAGCTGAGACTTGCACCAAGAAGCATCTTGAATCAGTGAAGTGTTGCGCCATGCTTTGGTTGCGCATCCCTCGAAAGCATGAACTCAAGTTCGGCAGAAAGAGAGAACCCTGCGGCGATTGGTAAGACGGAAATTCTTGCACTTTCGCTAAAGGGGACTTTATACCCACGTGCGAATCTAAGTTGGCAGGTTTAAAAATAAAAAAAATATATCGTTATGAATAAATTAAATTATATACCTACGCGCAAGGAGTTCAACGACTATTGCGACTACAAAGGTTGGAAAGATTACAGAGAAGAAGTTTGGATGGAAATGTTCAGAGCGCATTTCTTGACTAAAAAAGGCAAAAAACCTAAAAGTTGGCAAGCACTCGCTGCTGCCTATAATGGCTCGGTCTTAAGAAAACATAGAAAATCATATTAAACTTATAGAGTTTATGGAAAGAACAAAGGAAGAGGAGTTGAACATCGTCTTGAAGAACTACGATAAGGTCAAGGCGGAACGTGACACCCTCAAAAAAGAGAACGAGGACTTGAAGTCCAAGTTGGATAAGCAAGAAACCTTGTACAAGAATATGCTTGCAACCTATTCCGAGAGAAAGGAAATCTTGCCGAAGAAGTGGAACGGAGAAAAAATCCGTGCCAAGTTCGATAATTTAAACAATAGGTACGAAAAGCTGCAAGCAGCCTTCAATAATAGCCAAGAGTACATCAAGGAGAAGGCTGTTAAGTTGAATAGACTTGCCGATGAGAACATCAAACTTAAGAATATGCTTGATTCTCTCCGTGGCGCACTCTGTAGCGCATATACAAGGGCAGATGAGTTCTGTGATTGCATGAACATCTCAAAACGTGGCGAGGATTGTCTTAACCAAGGTAGCGATGAAAAGATTGTTATTACTCGCTCTCAACAAGCACCTGTCAACGTAGCAGAGTATCAGAAGCAACAATTCATCAAGTATATCCGTGATGTCGTTGATGTTTACAAGAAGACCGGCACGCTCAATGGGATAGCGAAGCTTGCGCAGAAATATGCGGTGTCTGCTATCACAAAGGTCAAGTTCTTCCAGTATAGACTAGACGAAGAACCTCTATCCGATAAGGAGATTCTAGAGGTTTACGAAAGACTAAAGAAGAAACAATTATAAAAATACTTTGAATTATGAAGAAAATCAAATGGAAAGTGATGTTGTTTGTTGTTTGGCTACTCTCAACGCTTATGATTCTTAGCCTAAGTCTTAGGGCTGTCAGCAAGGCAGACACCACCTTGAACATTATTGGAGTGATAGCGTTCACCCTATGGATATTGTTCTCAATCGCAACAAATTGTTTAACATTCAAAAATAACAAGAAAGATGAACAGAAAAATTAATCGTTTGTTTTTGGTAACGCTGCTTGGAGCAGCATTGTTTTCAACCACTTCATGCAGCGAGCGTGTAGATGCAGGTTCTGAGGGTATCTTGGTCAACCTTTATGGCTCTGACAAAGGTGTGGATGATGTGAGCCTTGTCACAGGTCGTGTTTGGTACAATCCTTTCACGGAAGAGGTTTACGAGTACCCAACATTCGTGCAGACCATCGACTATCCACCTTTCACCATCAATGCCAAGGATGGTTCAGAGTTTACTGTTGACCCTACCGTGTCGCTCAAAATGGTGGATGGAAATGCACCAAAGGTATTCAAGAAGTACCGTAAGGAGTTGAAGGACATCATCAATGGTACTTTGTTCAACTACGTGAAGGATGCCTTCCGCATTCAGCTGAACAAATATACCACCGACCAAATCGTAAGCAATCGTGATTTGGTGGAGAAAGCAATCGAAGCCCAACTTAGCAAGGCTCTTGCCAAGGAACACTTCCATCTAGAGCAGCTTACTTCTGGCTTGAAGTACCCAAGTTCTATTGTCGAAGCCGTCAATCAGAAGAACAAGGCAATCCAAGAAGCACAGAGAGCACTCAATGAGGTTGCCGTCAAGAAAGCCGAAGCCGAAAAGATGCTTGTGCAAGCCAAGGCAGAACGTGAAGCCAACGAGTTGAAGACCGCATCGCTCACCCCTGCAATCTTGCAAAAGATGTGGATTGAGAAATGGGATGGGAAGTTGCCCGTATATGGTAATGTACCACAAATAATGATGGTAAAGTAAAATTAACCGCCCTCTCTTCGGAGGGGGGCTTAACTTGATTTTTATGAAAAAGAAGAAGAGAACTTTCGATATGCTCGTTTGTAGTATGCTGACAGATAGAGCAAGGTATGAATATCGTACAGACCGCAATGAAAGAGAGAAGTGGCATAGTTTAATAACTGATACGACAAAGCTTTCTGGGCTTCATTTCTTCCGTATGCAGCAAAAGTATGTGTTTGCAATTCAGTCACCTGACGAGTGCAGAAACCTCAATGAGTTGAAGAGATTCAAAAAAGAATGTGGTATTAGTGGGAATCATCCTTTTATAAAGGAAGCCAAGGAGCGAATCAAGAAAAGTCGTAGCCTATGGACGAACTAGAGCAGATTAAGCTGAAAGCATACAAAAGCTACAAACGATACAAGATAGGTTACGGAAAAGGAATGCCACTTTCCTACTATGAGTGGCGAAAATACATAAACAAACTAGTAACAGATTGAGATTATGGCAGTAGTAAATGTAGATTTGTCAGAGTACGATGCAATCCGCAATCGTAACAAGGAGTTGGAAGAGCAGGTTAAGGAGTTGAAGAAACTCAACGAATCTTTGAAGAATGATGCCAAGGTTATTCTTCGAAAGGAGACTGTGGTGGAGTGTGAGGACATTATTTCCAGATTAGAGCGAAATGGTTTTGAACACGAACCAAAGATAAGAAGACGAACAGTAGAATCCTCTGAATCCTACATCAACTTCGAAGATGTCCGTTTGAAGGTGGAGAACCAAATGCGTAAGGAGGTTGAGGATAGCATCAAGGCTAATAAAGCCGCTTACGAGAAATATTTAGAGAAGTATAGTCTTCTTGATGCCGACTTCCAAAAGAAAAGCAAGGAACTCGACAAGAAGAAAGAGGAACTCGAAGAATCCAACAAGAAGAAATTGGAAGAAGAGAATGCAAAGTTACGTGACGAGTATAAAGGTAAGTTCGCTGAGAGCGAGAGAAAGCGCAATCAACTCACTCTGTGCTTGAACAGAATCCTCTCTTTGTCAGATATAGCCGCAAGCGAATTAGAGAATCGTTTTTTCCCTCCAAGAAAGACTATAGAGAAGGTAAGACGTATATCCGAGATTGCAACAAACAAAAAGATATAGCAGTATGGGCAAGAGGGAAGAAAAGCATTACAAGAAAGAATCGTGGTCGGATAATTGCTATGTGTACATCATGATGTATGATAGCAAACGTAATATCCGATGTAATTTTAGTTGCTTTGACACAGGTAAACCTTGCAAAAATTTCATCAATGCATATTGGAAGATTATGCGTTTTAGACATTACAAAAAGACGAAACCGAAGTTTCCGACTACGCTAGAGTGGTGGAAGGAAAATATAAAGTTTTAATATTATAGCTTATGATTACACAAGAGACTTACGAAGCATGGAAGGAGGCTAGGAAGAAACTTAAGAATTGGAATGGCAAGGTAAAACCACTCCTGTTTGAAGGTGATGTCGAAAAAATATACGACCTCCTAGACGCCACCATTCGAGAGTTTGAGGGAGAGAACGAAATGGAGAACGTTCCTGATCGTATCTTCTTGGTAATTGGAGAAGACACACCCGATGGTGCCGACTTCAATGAACTTGACGAGGTAACGTGGAGCAAGGAGCGAATATCATACAAGGATATTGAATACGTAAGAAAGGAGGTCTAGAATGATACCAAAGAAGATTTATATCCGTCAAAAGAGCGCAGAACGATTGGGCGAGGTCAGCGATTTGGTATCGGTTGATACCGAGTGCTATTCGCCACATCTTACTCATGCCAAAACGAAGTCTATCCTAGAGGAGGAAGTCGAATACACCGACCTTAGCCAAGTATGGCACGATGCAAAAACGGAAAAGCCAGACTTAACCGAGCACGTTCTGTTTGAGTTTGTCCCTAATGCCGTGAGAAATCCACCTATATATTATAGAGCCGCCAGCGTGAGCGATAGAAACAAACTCGCTAGAAGTGGTTGGAAACCTATTTCTCCATCAGAGATAATCCAAAGATGGGCTTACATCAAAGATTTATTGCCGAAAGGAGGTGAGCGATGAAGCTATATAAGAAATATAAACAGCGCATTCCTCGCAAGCTAAAGAAGGCAGCAAAGTGTGGTATAACTCATAGCGTACAGCAACATACAACAAATACAGATGGAAGATACAATGTCCGAGAGGTCCATTCTTGGTCTATCCAAGGGAGAAGCACAAAATGGAAGGTCAAAGCCACATATAAGTGTGCCGCTGAATATAAGAGAATGCTCAACGAGAGAATGTCGTCGTGGCTGACTCGCAGAAAGGATGAGGAAGAAATGCTTGCTGAACTCAAAGAGAAGGAGCAGTATTTTCGAGGGAAAATCCCAGACATACCTTATAATCCGTCAAAGTTTCATTTTGAATAAAAAAGGAGAGCCTAGTGCCCTCCTTTTTTGTTTGGTACAAGTGGTATTATCCGAACTTTTCTTCCCACTTCTGTGTGACAATCTCGTCCTTGCTCGTCTTCTTACCACTGTTCTTTTCGAGAATCAAATCTTTTAGTTCCTTGATGATCCCATCCTTTACAAGCATCTTCACCTTGGCATCAGCCAATTCTTTAGTTACTTCCTCGTCTGTTGGCTTGTCATCGCAAAACATACTTCCTTTGCCACGCAAGAGCCATTCCGCAGAAATGTCCACGTACTTAGACAAAATTGCATCCACGAAATCTAGTGATGGCTCTTTTGTTCCGTTGAGATAGTTGTTGGTTGCAGCAGGTTTTGTGCCTAGAGCAGCAGCAAACCCTCTGTTAGACAGTCTGTAATAGTCCTTTATCTCATTGATACGTTCCTTTAGTCCTTCCATAACGCTAGTGTTTATAAATGTGTAAATATACTAAGTAATTATAAAAGAATGCCTACAAACTTGGGCGTTTGCCTACAAATATGTATCTTTGCACTCGTAAATGGTTCTCGTAACCATCTGATAATATTATTTCGTGTGCAAATATAATAAAAAGTTATGAATAAAATAGTAAAAACAGAAAGAATTTTAGTCGAAAGAGACAAAATTTCTAAAATAATGGCAGTTATCGGCTGTGGTCAAGCGGCAGTGTACAATGCATTATCCTTCCGAACCAATAGCAAGAAGGCTGGCGACATCAGAAACGTAGCCCTCAATCGCTTTGGGGGTGTCAAGGTTAAAGAGCAGAAATTAGTTAGATAAAATAAGGTGAAAAGCTATATGTTAGCTTTTAGGTAAAATTCATATTAAAGCGTTATCCCTCTCCTGTCCGTGAGGATGGGAGAGGTCTTGAAAAGAAACTACATGAATGTTAGTAAAATATATAAGTATTTCTATAGATTTGATGGCACAGCGGTGCTTATGTTCATTCATATCACTCTCTCGTCTGTGACAGATAGGAGAGCTATCGGGAAGTTCATCTAACGGTTAGGATGCTGTGCGGTTCGCTAAGCTACAGAGGTTCAACTCCTCTACTTCCCACCATCCGTTATTGGTTGTTGTTATTATAATATCTCAACGAAGAGGTGATAAAAGAGCGGTAAAGTCTTAGTGGCAACAGAGAATAATTATTTGCGTCAAAACTAGAAAATTCCAGCCACAAACCATAAGGAAATAGCGTAGGCTGCTATTCTACCAACACCCTTCATCATTATATATAGCAATCCGGTAACAAAGTCAAAACACCCATTGTAAGGGTGATAGACTTTCGGTCTTTGAAATATTGGAACAAAATTTCTACTATTGTAGAACAAGTGCAGAAGAATAAGGTCTAAAAGAACTAGGTTATTACTAAGTTATTACAATAGGGCTGATAGGTGCTGAATAGATAGATATTTTCAGCCATAATTTACATTTCGCATCTTGAAGCCTACAGGGTGAGCATGGCTCTCAAAATCGTGGTAGCGCACGATGCCCTCAATCCTTTGCATAGTGTAATGGAGCACGTCCGTGAACTTATTGTGTAAATCCTTAACAAACAGTCTTATCAAACACGGAAAGAGGCAGTTCGATTCTGTCTGCAAAGACTATCTCAATTACATTTTTTTATCTTTGTGCAGCGGCACACCAATTAATGATTTTGACTTGAAATAAGTTAATCCTGCCAGTCCGTGAGGATAGGTAGGTTTTATAAATCTGTAAACAATTGTTGATATATGATAGACTTGACAAAAACCACACTCTCCGCTTATCAGCAAAGAGTGTACGACATATATATGCAGCTAGCCCGAAACCCTTGGTGTAGCCTAGGGCATTTCGAACTTTGCTACAGGCGCATTTCGATGCTCAACTCTAAGATAAAGAGCATCCGAAAGGCAATCAGAACTAGTGAAATCCAAAAAGAAGAGAAATATGACATTACATAGAAGAACCCCTTTAAAGAGGACACCTTTCAAGAAAACTCCTCCTTGGGAAGCCAAGGCGCAGGCGCAGGAGAAGAAGAAAGCCAAGGCAGGACAGAGTAAACCAGCACTTGTCAAATCTTTGGATAGATGGTTTTCTTTATATATAAGACTTCGAGACGTGAACGAGCAGGGGATATTCCAATGCCCAACCTGTAAACGTTTCTTGCCATTCTCGAAAGGGGATGCAAGTCACTACTGGAGCCGTATTCACATGGCGACCCGATTCGATCCAGACAATGTTACAATCGAGTGCCAATACGACAACAGGTTTAATTCCTCTCATCTTATTTATTTAGGTAAGTATCTAGAGAAGAAACTTGGCGCAAAGAAGATGGAACTACTGGAGTGGAAGCATCGTCAAGCCAAGAACTGGTCTCTGTTTGAGTTAAAGGAACTAATCGAATACTATAAAGGTGAAGTGGAACGATTAAAAAAGGAGAAACATTATGGCGAATGGTCTTAGAATTTGTAAGATTTGTGGAGAGGCTAAACCTATGACAGAGTTCTACGGGACTCTAATGACTTGTAAGCACTGCTATTGTAATGAAATAAAGAAGAAAAGAGCTGAATCTCATATTGGAATTCAGAATTTACCTAGCGAAGTTTGGAAAGATATTGTGGGATATGAAGGTATCTACCAAGTTAGCAATCTCGGGAGAATAAAGTCCTTAAATAGGACTAAGCCTGATGGTAGTATGGTATATGAGAAATTATTAGCAATTAGTCCGAAGACTAATATGGTAACTCTCTCTAAAAATAAGAGCGTCGAGCATAAAACGATACATAATTTGGTCGCCTCAGCTTTTATCCCTAACCCTAATAAGTTTCGTATGGTTAAACATTTAGATGGCAATTATCATAATAACAAATCTGATAATTTAGCTTGGGTTCTATTTGAACATCCTGTGACTCTTGTTTGCCCTGTTTGTGGAAAGTCTTTTGTAAAGAAGGCGTGTAGGCTAAGAGGTAGTCACATTATAGGATTTGCTTGTAGTGTAAAGTGTAGTAAAAAGCTTAGAAGCATCAATTTTACAAATGATAATAACCATCAATATGGTTTAAAAGGCGAGTTAAACGCTTCGTTCAAAGGAAGCATTTGCCAAAGGAAAAATAACAACTTAACAGAGAAGATGATATATGTCCCAGAACATCCTTTTGCAGACAAATCTGGCAGATATTTAATCCACAGACTTGTTGTTGAGCAAAATTACAATATATTCCCTGACAAGTATTTTATAATGATTGATGGCAAGCATTATCTAAAACAAAATATAGTTGTTCATCATAAGGATTGCAATCATTCTAATAATGATATATCCAATTTAATGCCGCTTACTAAAGGTGAGCATACAAAAATTCATAACGAATTGAAAAACAAAGGAAAAAATGGAAGAAGAATATATCATCGCCAAAATCCGAGAGCTGATGCCCGATGAGCATCATATCCCTCATGGAGTCCTGTACTCCCAGTTGAAGACCGCCGTACAGAAAGACCTGTCCGAAAAGTTGAACCAACTGCTAAAGAGCAAGCGGCTCACGTACAATAAGACATTGAACGACCTTTTAATTAACATAAACGAAAATGAATAAGAACATCAAGCAAAACTTCTTCCGCCAAATCAAGCATATCCTTGACAAGGTGGATAAGGTAGGCGACAACGCAAAGCATTTCCGCTGCATCATGCTTATGGGCGACCAGCAAGAGCAGCGAGCATACTCTTACATACACGCACCGCAGGAAGACATGGAGAGCCTTATCCTCTCAGCCATGCGTCATAGCGAAGAGTTTGTGGCTGCTACCGCCAATGCCTTTATGCAGTACAATGCAGAGTTGGAAGAGAAACAGAATTTAGAAACCCAAAACAATAACAACAATGAAGAAAATCCTATTCGAGAAGATTAAGCTTCTCAACTTTTGTGGAATCCGAGAGCTAGAGATAAACTTCGGCGAAGACCTCACGATTATATCTGGAAAGAACGGATTGGGCAAATCGACCATCGCCAATGCCCTCACCTACGTCCTCTTCGGCACCGACCTCAAAGGCAATGCCCTTGACATCAAGACATTCGACCGAGACCACAACATCATCCCCGAAATCGAGCACAGCGTAGAGTTGTCCCTCCGCTGCATCGAGCCTGACGATATTCCAGGCGAGCACGATGATTTCACCTTCAAGCGCACATTGACCGATTCGTGGAAAGGTGACAAGTGTACCAACACCTATAAGTACTTCATCAACGATGAGGTCTGCACCGCAAGCGAGTTCAAGAAATGTGTGGATAGCATTTGCCCAGAAGTTACCTTCCGCTTGTGCTCCTCAGCCACCGATTTCGTATCTCGTCCATGGGCAGAGCAGCGCAAGTTCTTGCAGATGCTCGTTCCCGAGATTACTGCCGATGCCATCACCGAGGGTGATGCCAAGTACGATTTCGTCCTCGAAGCCTTGAAGAAGCAAGACATCGAAACCCTCGTACACCATATCAAGTACAAGCGTTCCGAGATTCAGAAGCAGCTTGATGAAGTACCAATCCGCTTGCAGGAGTTAAACAAGACCCTTCCCGAAGCCGAAGACTGGGAAGCCTTGGCAAGCAGCCTAGCCGAAGCCAAGAAGCAACTCGATGAAGTCGATGCTCAGGTAACCACGATCAAGACAGGAGGGGCAGACTTGGTTCGCAACAACGCCATTCGTGAGAAGCTCAACTTCCAGCTAAAGCGAATAGAGCAAATGGAGCGAGGCGCACGCAAGCAGTCTGGCGAGGAAGAGGTAAAGCATGGGTCAGACCTCATCACCGCCCGAACCGCCCAATCTAAGGCACAGGCGATGGTCGATGAACTCCAAGCCAAGATGGACGGATTCACCGACACCGAACTTCACATCAAGCAGCAGTTGGAAGACCTAGAAAGACAAAAGAAGGACGGCGCAAAGCTATACGATGAAGCGTCAGCCGAGCAGTGGGAGTGGAATGATGAAGATTCCTTCTGCCCACATTGCGGTCAACCTCTCCAACCTGAGAAAGTCTTGAAGATGAAGCGAGATTCCGAAGACCGCTTCAACGAGCGCAAGGCAAAGCGATTGAAGAACTTGGTAGCCTTGGCTGGCAATATCAAGAGCGACATCACCAAGCATCAAGCCCTCTTGGAGCAGTTGAATGAAGACCGCACCACGACCACGAATCAGCTCATCGAAGCCCACAAGGCACTCAAAGAGGCAGAGAAGCATCTTGCAGAGGTGGAAGCTGAAAATCCTCCGTCTTCCTCTGAAATCCTTGCAGCCAACGACAACTACAAGCAAGCCAACGAGGAAGCACGCCGATTGCAGGAAGAACTCAGCAAGCCTGTAGCCGAGGATGAGGAACAGCAGAAGATGCTCGCCGAACTGAAAGAGAAAAGCCAGACGCTCAACGAAAAATGCTCTTCCCTCCAGCTTCGATACTTAAACAAGGAGCAGTACGACAAGGTTACTTCCCTCATCGAAGAGTGCAAGAAAAACAAAGAGACCTATCAGAATCAGTTGGACGAGTTGGACGAGAAGCTAGACATCGCCACCGACTACTATCAGCATTCTTGCTCACTCCTCGAAGAGGAGGTAAACAAGCACTTCCGTTTCGTGCAGTGGAGTTTGTTCAAGACAAACCTTGATGGCGACAAGAAGCCATTCTGTGAGTGCTACCACGATGGCGTGCCTTACAGCCGTCTCAATGGTGCAGCCAAAGTCAATGCAGGAATCGACATCGCAAACACAATCTCCAAGTTCTACGATGTGTCCGTGCCGATGATACTCGATGAATGTGAGAGCAACCTTCATCCAATCGCCAAGGATGGCTATCAGCAGATACGCCTCTACGTAAGTCGAGACGAGAAGTTGAAGATTGAGACACCAGCCAAAGCAGTAATGGAGTAAGTTCGTTCTTATGCAAATTAATACCAAATATAACATAGGTGATGCCGTCTATCTGTTGGATGGATATAAAATCCACCGTGCCAACATCGTGGGAGTATTCTTCCAACAGATGGGCGAGTCACCATCTAGCATACAATACAAGTTCGCTGTCTTCCCGACAAAGAAGGAAAGCGAATGTTTCAAGACAAAAGAAGAATTAATCAAATATTTAACTAAATAAATTCCTACTATTGTAGGTAGTAAGTAATATGGCAGATACATTAAAGTTGACAGTCGAGGTCGATAAAGACCTCATCAAGGGAATGCTTGCATTAGGTGGAGGTATGAAAGACAATACACCTTCAATCGAAGTAAAGGCTTGGCTTAACGAACATGATAGCGTGGAGTTATCTGAAAGTACAATTAATGAAATTCCAGAAATGGGAGCAGCGATGGCTACGCTCGCACTTCTTGGAATCAGCAAGCAGATGTCAAACGATAAACCAACTAAAGAAGAGGAGAAATAATCATGGCAGAAACAGCAGTAGCAACCAAGCAGCCTTCCCAGAAGGCTCTTGCAGTAAAGAACTTCCAAGCGGTGATGAACAATAGTTATTACCAGACCCTCTTGGAGAATACGATGAAGGAGAACAAAGGAGCATTCACCACAAGCTTGATGGAACTCTTCACCTCCGACCCTCAGCTGATGCAATGCGACCCCAACGCCCTCATGAGCGAGGCTGTCAAGGCAGCAGGTTTGCGCTTGCCTATCAATAAGCAGCTAGGACAGGCTTACATCATCGTCTTCAAGAACAAAGACAAGGCAACAGGTCAGCTCGTTCCGACCCCAACCCTCGTAATCGGTACAAGAGGTTACGTTAACCTCGCCCTTCGCACCAACAAATACACCAACATCAACAAGGGTACCATCTACGAAGGCGAGTTCAAGGGCTTCGACAAGATTACGGGCGCACTCGATGTGAGCGGAACCAAGACATCAGATGTACCAGTTGGCTACTTCGCCTACTTCAAGGAAACATCGGGCTTCGAGAAGATAATGTATATGAGCCTAGACGATGTTTGCAAGTTCGCCAAGACCTTCTCGCCAACGGTCAAGTTCAACAACAAGATTACATGGCAAGGTTTGAAGGAGGTAGCCATCAAGCAGTCTGTCAATGGCGAAGGTGGAGGCTTGGGCTGGTACGCAGGATTCCAAGACATGGCAGAGAAGACCGTGCTCCGTCAGCTTCTCACCAAGTGGGGAGAACTCTCCGTTGATGCCGAGCAGATTATCAATGCCGATGAGAAGCCTACCGCCTTGCAGCAGCGAGACGCAGAGTTTGCCGAGGCAAAGGAAGTGATAACGGTTGATGCTGAGACAGGCGAAATCAAACAGCCATCTTCTGGAGATATGCAAGAAGCTTCTGTAGCAGAAGCAAAGCCAACCGATAACCCTTTCAAGTAAGCAAAGATGAAGCTAATAATTATTGGCTCTTCATCATCTGGCAATGCGTATGCCCTTCGAGCAGATTCAGGAGAAATCCTGCTGCTCGAAGCAGGTGTACCTTTCAAAGAGGTAAAGCGAGCCATCGGGTACAAGACAAGCAAGGTGGTAGGGTGCTTAGTGAGTCACGTTCATTCTGATCATGCCAAGCACATCCCAGAATACATCAAGGCAGGGATAGATGTTTATTCCAATAAGGAAGTTGCCTATGAGGTAAAAGGTGCAAAGCCTATATATAAAGAGAAAACCAAGAGCCTCGGCTCTTTCAGGATTACACCTTTTGCGGTCGAACACGATGTGTTAAACTTTGGCTATCTCATTTATCACCCTGAGGTTGGTGGAATCTTCTTTGCTACCGATTGTTACAATCTCCATCAGATTATCAAGGGTTGTCGTACCTATCTCATGGAATGCAACTACGAGGATGGACTCCTAGAAAAGGCTGTCAACGAAGGCAAGACCATCGCAAGCCAAGCCGACCGCATCCGTCTCTCCCACATGAGCCTAGCCCATGGCATCCAGTTCTTGCAGCAATGCGAAGCCGAGAAGTCCGCCAAGCAGATAGTTCTCATCCATGGTTCCTCTCGCCACCTCAATCCAGAGAAGGCAGTGAGCAAGTTTCAACAAGTCTTGGGCGTACCTACATATTACGCCCGACCACATTTAGAAATCAATTTAATGTAAATACAGTAATGAGCGTATATAATCCCAATGATCCTAGAGATTATCTAGCAATCGTCAAGGAAGTAGAGAAAGCCAAGGAATGCAAGTACAAGCTAGAGATTAAGAAGTTCCACCCAGTCCAGACCGACAATCAGCAGCGTTTCATCCACTTCATGATTTCCTATTGGGCGATGAAGAACGGCGACACCTTCTATAGCACCTTGCGTAACATTCAGCTTCATATCTGCCCTGTGCCATTCTTTACAGGCGAGAAAGACGAGCAAGGCAACGATAAGTTCAAGCCAATCTCAGCCCTCACCACCGCCGAGGCATCATCAGTTATCCGAAACTTCCTCGACTACGCTTCAATGAACGGCGTTCCGATACCAGAACCCGAGGATAAAATCAGTATCGACTACTGCAAGCGAGAGTTGGAAAGTTCAGTTGCCGGTTGGGTATAGTTAACAACTAAAATGTAGAATCTTATGAAGACATTAAAGGAAATCAACGCAGAGGCAAAGAAATTTGCACCCGACGACGAAGCGATGCAAGAAGCCTTCATTCAAGGAGTACGTTACGCTCTTACAGGTCGCTATTACAAGGAAGCCGAACTGTTTAATGAGACGAAATCCTTAGCTGTAAAGGTGCAAGATGCCGTATTTATTGGAGAAAACGACTCCTTCGAAGATTGGTGGGAAATGTATCAAAAAAAACGAGGCAAGAAGAAAGCCAAACAGAAATGGGACAGACTTACCGAAGAGCAGCAAACAGCTTGCTTGCTAGCCACTCCAGCTTACGTAGCCTCTACTCCAGACCCAGTGTACAGAAAAGACCCCCTCACTTACCTCAACGGCGAGTGTTGGAACGATGAAATCATAAACAAGCCAAATTATGAGCAGCAACGAACTATCAGCCTCGCTTCAAAGGCTGCAAGAATCCTCTCTAGTCCCGACAATCCAAGATAAGAATGGCTACGTTCGCCCCATATCCATCCACGAAGCGGTAAGCCGCAACACCAAGACCATGCTCACCTTGCGAAAGGAGCGAGGCTTGAAACCGCTCATCGGATGGGTCAAGGGGCGATTGATAGAACTCTTCACTTATCTCGGAGCCTTCGATATAGCCAGTGAGTATCAGATACAGATGCTAGCCACTAGAATCTGTGCCAAGTATTACTATTGGACTCCCACCGAGCTGGATTTCGCCTTCCTCTCCTTTGCCAACGGTGAATATGGCAAACTTCACCACTACAACCACGACAGAGATACGAGCGTAATCAATCCGCAGGACATCATGGAAGCCCTCGGCAAGTTCGATAAAGACCTGTTGGAAGAACGTGGAAGGGTAGAGGAGGAAAAGAAAAGACAGGAAGAAGCCAAGCAAGCAGCCAAGGATGCCAATAAGCCCCATGGCTTGGAGGCATGGAAACTTTATTGCGAGAGCCATGGTCTTGATCCTGCCACTCATCGCATCCAATCTGTCAAGCTCCACGATGTCAACGAAGAGTTATATCCCGAGCGAGACGAGAACGGAATCATCAAGAGAACAATCGACAAAATCAAAAGAAAGTTATGAATAGACAAGAAATCGAAATCATCGTGGCATCCGCAATGTTCCTTCTAGGAATAGCGGTAATCATCTACGACCGCATCAAGTACCACAAGTACTATACTAGCAAAGGCAAGCTGATAGTCCTTCGCCTCAATAACCCCTATGTTCGCAGAATCCTCGAAGGCAATCACTTCAACCTCTGCGAGTGCGCCTATTACAACACCCATCAATACCTCTTCACGATAGAGGGCGACCGCATCTGTGGCTTCACCGAAGATTGCACCCATCTGATATCCGATGCAGCCAAGCACAATCAGGAGGTAGTTGATTGCGGTATCAACATCAATCGTTTCGTTTACGAGGTTCAAAAGGCTCAGAAAGAATATAACACGGAGGCAAAATGATGAAACAAGCGATGAAAGCCCTGTTCCTAGATATCATGCTCGATGGCAAGTTCATCTGTACCCTAAAGTACAAGTACTGCCCATTGTTCACGATTGATTACAACGAACTCTTGAAGTTCGTGGAGCAAAAGAGACAGGCATTGAAAGGTAAACCATATAGAATAATGTTTTAGTTATGGAAAATCAGATTAATATAGCAGAGATTCTTAAAGATAAGCCAAAAGGCACAAAGCTATACGATTATCTTTTTGACAGAGAGGTATGGTTGGATTCAATCAGCACGACTGGAGACGAAACAGCTATATGGTGCGTAAGAAATGAATCGGCAACAGAGACCACACATTTTGGTTATTCTAAGTTCGGTACAATAAGAGGTCATGAGGATGGCTTGCAGATATTGCTGCCATCGAAATCAATGCGTGACTGGACTAAGTTCGCTTGGAAGAAAGGCGATGTGCTGGCAAGCAATGATGGTAGAAAGAACACTATCTTTGATGGCTTCACTGATGATACATACACATCAGTGAAAGGCAAGCACAGCTTAGAGGATAATGAATACATCGGTAATGAGAATAGCTTGGCAACAGAGGATTACACTCTTGAAGGAGAGAATCCTGCCAAGTGCTACATCAACACCATCGAGAAAAAACTTGGTGGAAAGCTCAATATGGGCAGCTTGGAGGTTGAGAAGAAGTCAAAGTGGACTCCAAAGCCATTCGACAAGGTGCTGGTGAGAGATTGTGATAAAGAAGAATGGAAAGCTGCTTTCTTTAGTCATGTAGGCAGACATGGTGAGTTCGCTACAACTGGCTTTTCTTTTAAGTATGTTATTCCTTACAACGAAAAGACTGCGCATCTAATTGGCACAACAAACAGCTATAAGGAGGATTGATTATGATGGACGAAAAGAAGATAGAAGAAGCTCAAGAGAATATCTTTGAGGATAAGTTTCTTTTCAATGGTGAGGTAGTAATATTCACAAACGATGAAGGAGGTGAAGATTACAGAGAAGAAATGTATCATGATGGGCAAATCAAGGAAGCCATCAGTCTAGGTGCTCACTGGGCAATCGAGCAATTTCTGGAAGACCTGTGGCATGATATTCGTCAAGAAAGAATACCTAAAAAGGGCTTTTTCCTTATTGAAATGGCTATTGAAGGAAGAATATTTTATGTTAGTAAGAGACTTCCAGCAGAAGAATCGATTCTAAGTTCATATCTAAGACAAGGATGTGTCCGAAGATGGTCTAATCTTGAAGATTTATTAAAGCATGAAGAAGGAGGTGAGTGATATGAGAGAATACAAAGTTGGTGAGGAAATCACATTGGTGGTTAAAGAAGAACCTAAGTCCTGCATGGGTTGTTTTTTCTTTAAAAGTCCCATGTCTAACATTTGTTGGAAGTTGTGTACTGATTGTTATCGTTCAGACCACAAGAATGTAATATTCGTTGAGAAAGGAAAGTAAGTATGGAACAGAAGAATTTATATATCCCTGGGGATTTGGTAATGACAAACGGAGTTCCATTAGGGACAGCCGAAGGTGTTGTTTATAGAGTTACAGTGACAGACCCAAACAAGACTTTGAGACTTAAAGATGGAACAGTCTTGAAAGGTGTAGTCTGCTTAGAGAATATCGGAAGCGCAGAACTTGGTGATAAAGGCTATCTTATGTGTGAGTGCTATGCTTGGGTGAAGGACATTGTTCCAATTAGATTGACAATAGGGACACTTCAAAAGAATGGGTATAAGAAAGAACGTATTTATTATACAAATAAGTTTATTCCAAGAATTAAACTATGTACATGTGAAGAAGGATATGAAGATAAATGGTCTGTATCTATAAACGGTGATATTATAGGTGGATATATTTATCATGTTCACCAACTCCAGCATATCCTATTTGGACTAGGATTAGATAGTAACATTAAATTATAGGAGATATGGCAAAGAGAATAGTTGAAGAGACACTCTCCAATGGAGAGAAAAGATATTGTGTGCAAAGTAATACTCTTTTTGGCATTCCATTATGGTGGAGTACAATGACAATTACAACAGACAGTGGGGTATTGACAAGTGCCGTATTTAGTTCTTTAGAAAAGGCAAGAGCTTTTTTGGGAAGAGATAGAGTTGTTGTTAGTAGTAAGGTGATTGAATGATTGTTTAACAGCCTTCGAGCTAAATAGTGAGAATATGAAAGCAAGACATATTAGAAAATTACGTAAGAAAATCCTTTCTCCAGATTATAATAGAAAGAGATATGAAGAACTTCTTGATTGCCTCAAAGATTGGAGAAATTTCGCAGAGTTCAAATGTAATAGCTTTTTTGTTGGTTATGAGCAAGCTCAATATAACATTGCTATACACAACAAGAATGTACCTCGTCTTGAAAAGAAAGCAGAATGGTATAGAAAAAGATTAGAAAATGTTCCTATTAAATATAGACCATTATGAAGATTAGACTGGCAAAGAAGATACAGAAAGCCGACCCTTATAGTGAATCTCAAAACAATAGCAATTCACATTATTGGAAGAGAAAGTATAAGGAAGCATATAATGAGTATGGCTGTGTGTATTTTTGTGATACTTGGTTTAAATGCAAATATCGAAACAAGTTCGACCACCGCATCACCAAGGCGATAAGTTTAACAAATAAAAATAAATAAAATCATGAACGAAATTACAATGATTAGCAAGTCAAAGCTTCACAAGTTCAAGGTTATCACTGCCAAGGGAACCATTTACGGCGAGAACCAAGTCTCTCCAAAGAACCAGAACGAGACACAGCCACGATGGTACGACAACAAGTTTAACGAACTTCTTAAAATATTATTAGGAGAATAAAAATATGGAACAAAACACAGAGACAAAGACATTGAGTTTCAGCAAGGGAATGACCAACATTCCGAGTGATAACATCTGTACAGACGATGAGCTTATGGAGTCTGTCGGATTCATCTACCGTGATGGGGAAATGAAGCCGATACAGAAGCCATTCTGCATCACAGGCGATACGCCGCTTGAAGGAAAGCTTGTGTATGTTCACAAGTTGGCAGACTACAGAAACCTTATCACCTACGTAGAGGACAAGAAGCAGCTCCTCATCCACATCTATGCTCAAAGTGGAGACACCACAGCGGAAGATAAGCAGACGATAGAACTTGGCTCAAAGTTGCTAGACATCAAGCATGTTGGTAATACATTGGTGTGCGCTATAGAGAATGGGAATCATTACTTGCTATTCAAAAATAACAAGTATCAAGATCTTGGTACGGATTTACCAGAGCCTGGTATTGTTATAGGCTTGCAGAGTACTAGCGACCAACCAACTATGAAGACTAATTGCATATTGAAAGAGTTGGTCAAAGATTCTGATATGTATCTGGTTCCGAGAAATAGCCAAGATAAGGATTACTCGTATGACGAAAATGGGCAATTGGTTAAAGTATTTACCAAGGACGGAGTGCCTAGTAATATATATACAAGATACAAGAAATACGAGCTATATACCGACAAGGAAAAGTGGGATAATGCTCAAAAGGCTATTCAAGGTCACATTGGAGAGGTTGAAAAACTATGCAAGAAGAATAAGATGTTCCTTCATCCTTTCTTTGTTCGTGTGGCTTTAAAACTTCACGATGGTAGCTATGCCAAGATTTCTAATCCAATAATCTGTTATCCTAGCGTTCGAAAGAATGTCTATATGGTACCTGTGTGGTATGACGAAGATAGCAAAACGTGGAAAGAAACAAATGCTGACAATTGGGCTGTTACCGATTTTATGTATTTCCCAAGAACTGCACACATAGAGTTTGCTCCTATCCTTAAGGACTGGGAGAAATGGAAGGATATAGTAAAAGAGTTCGTGGTATTTGCAACGAAAGAGGTCGTTCCTTACAAGTTGGAGGAAACATGGAACTTTTCTGCTCCTCTCGATTCTCAGGGTAAGATTTACGCAGATAGCATTGAGGTTGATACGGCGGCAACACCTGTTCAGATGAAATATCAATGGGGCACAAATACAGAGCATGGTATGAAATACCCAGCTACGGTTATTCAACCGACATACAAAAGTGATAAGGAAATTATAGAGGAGCTTCTTACTAGAACACAATTTTATAAGCTATTATCTCTTAAGACAGATGGAAGTGTTGGATTCTTTCCTTCGTCAGAAGGATTAAGTTTCCTTTACTGGTTGAAAGGAAAAGACTATATCAAGGATGGAGTACTAGAGAACCTAGAAGAGCAGGAGCAATTGCCAAAGGATGATTACTATGGGTGGACTAAGAACGTTTTTACAAACATGTTTACTTATAATAACAGATTAAATTCTTTTGGCATAAAGCGTTATCCTTTTCGTGGTTTCGATTATTTTGTCGCAAAGAAAAATAAATCTTATGTAGAGCCATACGGAAATATAATTGACGTTACTTTCTATGTTCACATCGTTTCAAGCAAGATGGATAGATGGGTTAAGTCTAATGACACAGGTTATGTGTATGGATTGGACGGATGGTTTTATTATCCAGACCCTAATGCAACAGAGGTGATTATCTATCGTCATGATCAAGGAGTAAGTAAAGGCAGAAGAATACAGCTTAGACAACATCCTATGTTGAACGGCTCATACTCATTCGAAAACTTGCCTCTTTCTGGAAATAACTACAACATAGAAGATAATATCGAGCTACCAACTGTAGATGATAACGCATGTGAAGAGATGGATTCGCAGATATACACATCAAATGTCAACAACCCTTTTGTCTTCGAGGCATCTGGCGACAACACTGTAGGCACAGGCAAGATACTCGGCATCACAGCCAATACCGATGCTGTCAGTCAAGGACAGTTCGGTCAGTTCCCTCTGTTGGTATTCACCACCGAAGGCATCTATGCCCTCTCTGTCAACTCTGAGGGATTGTATTCCGCAGCCTATCCTGTCTCCCGAGACGTGGCTAACGATAACTCTCCATTCACACCGACCGACAAGTTCATCTTCTTTACCTCCAAGAAGGGATTGATGGCAGTGAGCGGCGGAACGTCTGCTTGTGTGAGCCGACAACTCGGAGGCAGATTGCCAGACGATTTGAATTATTTCAGCGCCGATGGCGAACCGCTTGTGTTGGAACATATCGACCATGCAGGTATTGTTAAGTTCTTGAAGGATTGCCTCATCGCCTACGATTATCAAGCATCGCTCCTTCGCATTTTCGGCAAGGATAAGTCCTACCAATACATATATAATATGGAAGACCAAACCTTTGCCCTTGATAACAGCGGAATCGTAGCCCAGGCAGTAGTAAATGATTACCCCGACAACCTCATACAGGATACCGATGGAAATGTGTATTCGCTGACAGATAAGCCAGATGTTAATGAGGACGAGAACCTGTATAGCGGCACCATTATCACTCGACCGATGAAGCTAGGTAGCTCACTCATACTGAAAAGCCTTCGAGCAATCCAGCACTTCCGTAGAACAGAGCAAGGAAAGTTGCATTTGGATATTCTCGCCAACAACAACGCCGGCAAGCAGTGGTGCAAGCTACCTTCACTCTTTGGCAAGCCGTGGGCATTCTTTACCTTTAAGTACACCCTCACCGACTTCAAGGCTTGTGATTCCTTCCAAGGCACAGCGGTAACCATCCAAAACCGCCGTTCTCTGCTCCGAGGACAAAACTAGCCATCAAAACCACAAAGGCGACTACTCATTACGAGCGGTCGCCTTTTTCATTTCAACTAAAACTTAAACCTTAAAAACTTATGAAACACATTACGAAGAAATTCTACTATATATCCTAACCAGAAGCACCAAAGATGCAGAAGTCCGTTCACATTCGGCACGATCATGGTGCAAACGATGAATGGCATCGCCTTTACGAAGGCATCCTTCCACCTTCCTGTTCTTCCCCACATCGTCCCGAATGCAGCAAACAGAAATCCCGAAAGCCCCATCGTAGCCCCATCCACGTACATCGGCAGAAAGCTAGCCACTACAGCCACCCCGAAAGCCTCAGCTAGAGGAATCTTATTCCTGATGCTCCAGAGCACCATCATGTTGATGCAAAGATGAAACACATTCGCATGGCAGAAGCTATACACCAGATGATTCCACCATGGACACCCATCATAGAATCCAGTATGCAGGAAATATCCACCAATGCAAGCCAAGATAAGAACCATTTTAACCCTTAAGTTCCTTATTTTTCCGTCTTGACCTAATATCCTCGAAATGGTAATTTTTTCCATATTTCTTTAATGAGGGGAAAATATCTTTAAACGTATCTGCGCTGATATAAAATTCTGATGCCGGCTGAGAGACCAAGAACTGACAGATGAACCAGAGCGATTTGCCCATAAACTCTTGCTTTTGGGTCATTTGGTTTAATATCTTAAACATCTCCAAATACATGCTCCGAATCTTTGGCGACAACTTTTCTAGCTTGGAAATGTCGCCCATAACCATTGGTCGCAACATGTCGTATGCTTGTTTGGGGGTAACATAAAAGCGAGGGGCAGGATGGGTAACGGTCTTTTCATAAGCCTCCCTCTGGGTGCGGCATTTGGTATAGACCTCCCGATAAGCCTCCATTAGGTCTTCTCGCATCTTGCAAGTCAACTCAAATTTTCTTCTCACCATACACTTGTCTGTTTAGATGATGCAAATATACAACTTATTTAGAAAATATCCAAATTGTATAGTAATATTTAACTTTTTACCATAAAAATGTTCCTTTTTGTCGAGAAATGCTTAATTTTGCAGAAGATTAATACATTTAACCTATATTTAGCTAGAATTAGTAATTAATTCTACATAATTATTTTTAAAACGTAAGTAATATGAAGCAAAAGAACGATTCACCTCTTACGGAAGAGGAGCGGCAAGCCGTGCGTAGCGTAATACTGAGCCGCAAGATTTATTGTTTTTATGAGTTCCTGTCTTGGCTGGCACCATTTCTTCTGATGCTAAGCCACTGGTACGGTGTATATGATTACAGCAATTATCCGAGACCTACCATCCTCGATACAGATGATAATGGCAGTTGCGTAATCTGGATGTACGTGCTATGCTATCTGTATATGCCGTTTGCCATGATACCTGTGAGCTATTTCTTTCACTGGTGTTGGATTATCCGCATTCCGTTTTACTACTTCATAGGCATCAATGCCATCCGACTGTGGTACCAGCATTGGTTCATGACACCCGAGCAGCTTCCTGCCCACTACTTCTTGATAGTATTAACCCTTATCATATACGCTTATGGAATCATTAGCATTATTATCGAAGGCAAGAAATGCCCTGCGAATGTTAGAGAATGGAGAGTGTGGTTTCGATAACATTCAGCGTGAGTCTGCCATGCGAACCCTAGACTACTTTATGAGCGGCAATAGCCACTTCAACGAAATATCAGCCAGAGGTTGCATAGCACAGATGTATTACTATCGTTCCGACACCGAGAAGGCTTTTGCGCCATACTTCTCCTACGAGGAGGTCAGGGAGGAATACGAGAAGGTAGCCGATGCTATCCCAGACTACAACTTATGGGACTTCGCCGTCACCATGAACCTAGTCTATTCCAATCACATCGAACTTGTTAGGAAATGGTCTCGAACGGAGCAGTCTGTCATCAACAAGATAACCGACCTTTCTGTCAGTTTTCTCTCTGATGAGGACACCAATCACCCCACCGACAAGATATTTTGGTATGTTACAGCAGGGTAGTCGTGGTATCGGAAAAACATATCGGAGTATCATTTACCTTTGTCGCCATTAATCAAAACATTAATGGTATATATGACAGAGATATTTCAAACATTCCTTCAGGAGCACCTATATAGGGTTGCGTTGATCATCGCACTCTGTATGGGTGCTCTTGTTGTTTCCATGGGCGTTGACCTCTTCTTTGGCATCAAGAAAGCCAAGGAGAACGGCGAGGCTACCACCAGCCGAGGATTCAAGAAGACGTGCGACAAGGCACGCAAGTACTTTTCACCCTTCATGGTAGCTGTGTGCATCGACATCATCGCCGCTTGTGCCAACTGCCCTGTACCTATCTTCTCGATGCTGTGGGCAGGATATTGCGTGTTCTGCGAGTTTGTTAGCGTTCGAGAGAAGAGCTGGCAAAAGGCTGAGATTCGGAAACAGGAACGCACATTGAATGTGCTCCTAGAGAATAAAGATGATATAGCCAAGGCTATGATTGAGATTTTGAAGCAAACAAAGGCAGAGGAGGAACAGGCATGAAGATAACAAGAGCACAAATGTTGGAGATTGTCGGTGATGCCAATCGTGTTGACCGATACTTGCATTACATCAATATGTGGGCGGACACCTTCGAGATTAACACGCCTCTTCGCATGGCATATTTCTTAGGACAGGTCTTGCACGAAACCAATGGATTAAGACAGCTTAAGGAGGTAGGTAAGCCAGCTTACTTCTCCAAGTACGACAAAGGAAACCTTGCCAAGATGCTAGGCAACACCCAGAAAGGCGATGGACTCAAATATCGTGGACGAGGTTTCTTGATGTTGACCGGAAGAGCCAACTATCAAGCTTATCAAAACTCAGGCTTCTGCAAGGGTGACATCATGAGTCAACCCGAACTGCTCGAAACCCAAAATGGCTCAGTAAAGAGCGGCATGTGGTATTGGTGGAAGAAAGGTCTCAATGCCCTCGCCGACAAAGACGATATATTGAAGGTTACAAAGAAAGTCAATGGTGGAACCAACGGACTTTCCGAGCGAACCAAGTGGACGGATAAATGTAAAAAGGTTTTGTGCGTATGAAATGGTATGATAACGAAGGATTGATTAGTAGTATCATCACTATCATCGTGGGGTTTCTTATTGTGTTTCTCTTGGGTGGCTGTAAGAGCAAGCAATACATCACGGTACCCGAATATCATACGGAATACATTGTGCGTACCGACACGTTCGCCAAGGTGGATAGCGTCTATCTCAAAGATAGCGTCTTTGTCTATCAGCGAGGCGATAGCGTCTATCATACCAAGGTTACCTACCGTGACCGCTACCATAATATATATAAGGTGAAGCAAGATACCATCATTAAGCAAGATTCCGTATCTGTCCCATATCCTGTGCAGAGAACGCTCACCAAGAACGAACAGCGACTGATGGATATAGGTAGGGCATCTATTATCTGTATTCTCTTGGCGTTAGTCCTTGGAGTGTCAACCCTCATTTGGTGGTATCACAACAAAAAGTGCTAGCTTATGGCTGAGATTTCAAAGGAACTGGAGGCTATTGATTCCATACTTATGGAGTTGCACGACCGTATTCGCTCGGGCAGATGCCTCACGAACAAACTTCAAAATTTTATGATGCTCGATTTCCTCCACATGATCGCCAACAAGGATGAGGGAATGAGCTTTGCCGAAGCATGTTCCTACACTCGCATTCGTCCTTCCACCTTCCGAAGGTTAGTCAAGGAGGGCAGACTTCCAGAAGGCAAGAAGCGAAAGGGCTTCACCGAGAAGTTCTGGTATGCAAAAGATTTGGATAAATTCTTAGATAAATTGTGATAGTTGTTTTTCTTGTTTTGTTGAAAGATTGTTTATTTATTTTAAATTTATGTTGTTCATAACAAAATCCCCACTCAGCTGTGATAGCATGGTGGGGATTCTTCTTATATCTTGGCTACCGAGTGAACACCATCGCCTCCGTAACTCAACTTGTCTTTCTTCTTCCATTGAGGTTTCTCCATGTCGTTGGCACTAACCCAGAGACCGATGGCTGTACTCATCAATACATCATCGTGGTTTCCGTTGCCTACGATATTGCCAAGGCTACCATCGTCATGTCGCTCATAGATTCTCAGCTCATGATACATTTCTTTGTCAGGCTCATCCCAAAGCATATCGTCCACAAATTGCTCTAGGTTGTCGATTACCCATCCCTTGGTTAGCTTGTTGGTCTGGAATCCATACTTAGCCAGTACGTCATCACTCACGTCCTCTGGGCTGGTTGTGCGCTGATACAGGTTATCATAGTAGTCCGCTATCTCGTTCAGAATGCTTCCGAAGTGGTCGCCTTCCGTGTTGTTGTTCTTCTCTCGGTCGGCAGTGTTGCTCTCAATCACCAGCATGGCATCATCGTAGTAGTGAGCCAGAGCCGCAGCCATCCATGCCAGCTTGTCGTGCCTTACGTGACCTCGGTACCTAGCCACCACCCTAGGCTTGCCCTTGATGGTCGGTATCATGCCAAAACGGTCTATCACGGTCATTACGGTGTAGTCCGATGTCGTGCTCTTTCCGCCAATATCCACGCTTACCACATATCTGTTTTCTACTTGCAGCACGTTTGGAACCGCCCAAATCTTCAAGTCGCCCATGCCGTCGGTTCGTATGCTGATTTTCGACTTGGCGATGGTCTGGTCGTTCTTCACTGCTGTATTCACCATGATGTCCGCCGTATAGAGAGGCTCACGCTTATACTTCTTCTGTAGGTCGTCTATCGAATAAGGATTGAATACCAAGTTACCAGAGTTACGGAAGGCATCTTCCTCATCTACTGGTGCCTCGGTGGCACAGAAGGAATGAGTGGTGAACTTGTTGCGGAAATTCCTGTACCATTCGATGGCTTGGAAGCAAGCGCCCTTCTCCCACATTCTCCAGAAGAACTTGCCTGTCTCTCGGTAGCCCTTAGGGTTGGTGGTCTTGTCTCTGTTCTGCAAGAGCCATCGGGCAAAGGCTCGCTCGTCCTTCACTTCCTCCATGTCGTGCTCTATGAAGAAGCAAGGGATGAAGAGGAAGGAGTAAGCATCGTTGTTCTTCGGGTCCATGGCAAGTTGGCACTTCTCGTAGAAGAATCCCGAGTTACCCTTTCCTGTGCTCTCGAATACCTCCAAGTTGTCCTCTTGGTTTCTGATACCACCAGAGATAGACGAAATCACGCCCTCAGGGTCGTGCTCTGGGGTCTTCTTCCAGTAAGCCACCTCCGAATAGTGGGCGCAGTGGAAGTTGCTACCACGCACCGAATCGAAGTTCTCGAAGGATGCCACTGTCAGGGTGCTTCGTCTTATCGCCCTTATGCCATCCGTAACTTGGAAGTCGTCAGGCGAGTTCTCATAAGGCGAGAATTGCAGCTTCGCACCGCTGTGTCCGAGTGTCCAACCTGGTTGATGCTCCAGAGCCTTACGATACATAGCCTTGATTTTCTTAGCCGTGTTCTTCTGCTGTGCCAGCACGATGGCGTTCCATCCGTCTCGCCTAAAGTCTTGCAGCCACTTGATGTAGAGCTGGGTTAGGGTAGAGCCTCCCCACTGTCTCGCTTTCAGAATCACCACTCTGATAGCGGCTCCGCTCGTTCTTAAGTCCTCGAAAATCTTCAAGAGCTTTCTCTGAGGATAGTTCAGCTTGAAAGGTATCATGTTACCTGTCACCTTATCCTCAATCTTGTCGGTCGCATATAGCGCAAACTCGGGGTCTTCTCTAAATCTAACCTTCATAATCTCGAAGGTCAGCACCATAATGAGCTGCTTGGTGTAATAGCTTTTCTCGTTATACTCTCGTCCCCACACCTGTATGATGTATTGCTTCAAGCAGCCCACTTGTTTGAGTCCCCTATATAATAAGGTACGCATACATTCCCTTGGCACCCACATCTTTTTGATCATGAAGTCGGGCAGCTCCAACACTTCCCTGTGCTCCATGTCGTAGCAGTTTTCACCTGTCCACGGATTATAAGTTCCGTATATCTCTTCGTACCTCGCTCGGTTCTCCAGTACGAGGTCATCTATTTCCTTTTCAGTTACCTGTGCCATTTCCCAAGTCATTTAGTTCCTCAAAGTCAGCGTCCTGTATCTTCGGTACGCTCTCCATGTCTAGAGCCTTGTCGTTGCTCACCTTCGTCATACCCATCGCAGCAAGCTGCTTGAAGTCCTCATCCAGTCCATGGGTCACGCTCACCTCGCTCTGCTTTGGTATCATGTGCTTCATCAAGTCCTTGTAGATGGTTACGTAGGTCTTAGGGTCGTACTCGGCTAGCTCATTCATCTTCTCCTCAAATTTCTCTTGATGGCGAGCCAAGAAGTCACGCAGAAATTCCTTCTGTGCGCTCTTCTTTACAGGTAGTACAGCCTTTGCCTTTTCTGCCCTTTCCTTCTTAAGTTCCCTTACGGTCTGAAAATCGAAATCATCCATCGTTCTAATTAAACATTAAACACTACACACTAAACATTACCCGAACGGTTTCATCGGATGCACCAAGCTTCCTGCCTTGGTGGCGTTAGCCGCATCTATGATGTCGAGTTCGTCATCTGCCAGTTGCTGAGCCTTGTCGGCAGTCAGAGGGTCTTTGCTTGTCAGCGTGAGCATAAAGTATTCATACAGAGCACCGGTCGAAATATAATGGTGAATGTTCTGCACCAGCTCGTCAAATCGGGCATCGTCCCAAGAGTCGGGCATCCTCAGCCACATTTCCTTCTCTTCCCATTCGTTCAAGGCGTTGTCTCTCACCCTGCCTTCTGGCTTCATGATGTAGGCAGAAAGCATCCCTTCCACCTTCTTAAGATATTTGTCGAACCATCGGTAGAACATCGGTCGTTCCTTGTCGTTCTCGCTAGTCGGGATAATCTCATCCTGTTTTGAGTCGCTTCCCCGTCTCGCCCTGCCAATCATATTCGTGGTGGCATCAATGTCGTACCATATTTGGTTGGCATAGATGAAAATATGCTTGTCAAAGTAGATGTGTGCTGGTCTCGGCGGACGAGGTAAGAATGGGTTAGGCTCTGGCTTCCATCCTCGCTCTCTCAAAATATGCGTTGGGTGCAATGGGTTAAATTCCATATTATACCTCCTTTGCTACGGTTACTTCCACCTCCACGCTCAGCTTGTCGCTGTGTCTGGAGAACAATGTTACGTATGCCACGCCTGTGTTCTTTGGCTTCAACCAGAAGGCTTGAGGTTCCTGTATGCGGTGAACTTCCAAGATGCTATTGTCGTTGCTTCGTGCCTCAATATCATCTATGGCTCCATCGTCTATGCTGTAAGACAGGGTTACGTCATCCTCGTCTATGCGAATAGTGATTCCGCCGTCCGCATCGCTACCATCCACCTTGGCGGAAAGATGTTGCGTGTAAGGCACCGTTGGCAGCACTGGACCACTCAGCACAAAGCATCTTCTGATGGCTTGCTCGTCCATCGTCATGAAACTTTGGTATGGCTCGGCTTGCTTCTGATTGGTGGTCTTCACCCACCACTGGAATATCATGTAGTCCTCCACATACTTGGCTACCATTCTGGCTAGCGTGTCGGTCAGCGTTCCGTTGCATCTTCTAGAGGCGTTCAGCGTAAACTCCACCACATCGTCCGTCTTGTCGTTGTAGTAGATGATGTTGTCGCCCATGGTCTGCTCGTTCGATACGATGTAGTCGGCGAGGATGGTCTTCACCATTTCTAGGGCTGTCTGGAAGTCATGCGTAAGGGTCTGCTCATGCACGTCCTCCGTACCTGCTGCCTCGTTAAAACTTAGCTTGATAGCCTTGTCATCGGTCGCACCGTCCACCTTTGCTTTCAAGAAGGTGGCGTTCTTGACCTCGTTGAGGACTGCCGACTTTACGATTTGAAATTTTATAATCATAGTCTTTACTTATTTTAATACCACTGGTTTGTTATCCAATATCACTTCCCCTGTCATATCTAGCAAGGTCTTGCCGCTAGGCGAAGGTGGCTCTACTGCATAAATCAGCTTGATAGCCTCATTCAGCTTATCGGTCATACTCTCTGCATATTTCTTGGCTATATCTGGTGCAGTTACACTGGTTACTTGATAGGTAACATAGGAAGAAGCATAGCTTTTGAAATTGCTAGCTATGGCATCGACAAGCCCTGTCTTAGCCCTTCGGCGAGTCAGCACGATGTTTACATTGAAGTCGTTATCCATATAGCAAATTGCCAAGTCGGAAAAGTTGCTTACGAAAGACTCCATGGCTTCTTTTAGATACGACTTCAAGATGTCTTCCTCGGCTGTAGTCAAGGTTACACTTGCAAACAAGATATTCCCCTGCTTGTCTGCCGTCCTCTTTCCGATAATTGAGAGGCTTCTTCTTACCTCGTCTTTGAGGTCGCTGTAATTTACTGTTATCGTTTGAATGATTCCTGCCATACTTTATGCTACTTGATTGTAACCATTGAAGAATTGGTTTACGGCGTTCTGGTCTGCGCCCTGCACAATGCCGTTCTCGTCCACCTGTCCGCCGCCTTGCTGCATAGCCATCTGTTGTTGCTGTGCGTACATCTGTTCCAGCTGAGCCTGCTGCTCCTGCACGCTAGCCAGCAACTTGTCGGCGTATGGCTCGTTCACGTTCTGCAAGTACTGCACAAGGTTGATGGCACCCATGCCGAGCAATTCCTTTAGCTCGTCGTTCTGCATCGTGTTGTATGCAGCCGTGGCAGCGGCGTTCTTGATGCTAATCTTAAAGTGAATATCCCTAGCAGAAAGTCGGTCGTACTTATAGATGTTCAGACCGTCCTTGTCGAAAATCTTTCTTCCGTCCTCGTAATATTGCTGAATGGTGGAACATTTCTTCATTGCCAGCTTCTCGGTGAATATCTCCATGTCAGAGAGGATGGTGAAGAGCGAGGTGGTTGCGTTCTGGCTCTCCTGTGCGTATCTTGCCGCCGAGGTTCCTGCGCTTGGGGTCTTGCCCTGCAAGGCTCCGCTTACGTTCGTTACCTCTCTGATAAGGTTTAGTTCGATTTGAAGAAGTTCATTCGTACCGATGTTCACAGCGTTCGATGTGATAATCTCTGGCTTCACGTTCGGCATCGTTCGCTTAGGCGTGTAGAATATCCATCCATCGTATTCCACTGCCTCTTCCATGAATTTCTGCGGACTCTTTCCGTTCAGCACAGTGGTAGGTATCATCTTGAATCCCTTGAAACTGCTTCGTATCGCCATGTCGTTCATCACGATCAAGCGGTTGATGTAACGCTGCTGGTCTATCACGTTCGTCATGAATGGATGAATCTCACCGTTGATGTACGGATAGAGCTTGATGGTGAAAGGATGGCTCTTGTAGTCGTAAGGGGTTTCTCCTTGGCAGAGCACGGTTCCGTCTGGTGCCATGAAGGTATAGAACCAATACTTATCGGCGATGGGTTCCGACTTGATATAGGCTCGCTCGTTCTCGGGCACACCCATTTCGTCATACTGCTTCTCGCGTTTCTCGTTGTCGCTTTTTAGCTTGGCTATCATAGCCGTATCACTGAGGTCTATGCGGAAGTAGGCATTGTTAGTACTAGTGGCTATCGGGTCGAAGCATTGCAGCCTTGGCTTGGTCTCAGCCGTCCAAACCTCAATCACCCTCGAATAGTGTCTTCCCTTGTTGGAGAAATCAAAGCTGAGGTTGTTTAAGTCCTTCTCCTCGTTAAACTCATATCCGTAGCCATAATCCTCTGCTTGATGAATATCGAAGATTACATTCAGGTCATCTTCCGTCAAGCCATATTCCTGCTTGGCGAATTTCTGGTAAAGGTCTTCTCGGCTTACATCGTGCAAGCATCCTATCAAGCTGATGTCGTTGTGTCTTGGGTCGCTTCCGCACTCGAAAAATACATGGTCCGGCTCCATCATGTCTGTCCAAGAGTCGGGCATTTCCAGCTCCCTGTCCTCCCAGCTCTCCCTAGCCACCATCATTCCTCCTTGCAGGTAGTCCTTTACAAAGTGGTTCAGTAAGTCCTGCATGCCTGTGGTCTGCCAGTTGCATTGCATCGTGGCGCTCATCATGTCGCTCAGTTGTCTGGAGTCGTTGTCCCTCGCAAAGCAAACAGGCTCTGTGCCTTGCTTGGCATATAGACCTGTGATTGATTCCAAGATGCTCACCATGATGTTGTTGCTCATCGGGGTCTGGTTGCGCTTCTCCATATATGTGCGCTCGCTCATTTCTTCCCAATAGCCGTTGTGATACACTCTGATGGTATCGCTCCATTGGTCACCGTTGCAGTATCTCATGGTTCTCGCTCTGGTCTCACGCACACCGCTAAGGTTGTTCCAAGCATTTCGGCATCGGGTCAGAAGCTCCCAGTCCTTGCCGTGCTCTTGTCGGCGTTTGCGAGCCTTCACCGAGTCGTACTTGTTATGCTGTGGCATCACCTCGCTGAGTGTCAGTAATCTTGCTTTTGCCATATATTCTTACACATTATTAATAATATTGCGCAAAAATACCCCAATTTGAACCTTTCTTTGTCGATACCACGATTACCCATAATTGCGAATCGTGGTATCGGTAAAATGCCTTTCATTTCTTTGCATCTTTGCGGCAAATTTAAATGTTTAATTTCTACGATAGTAGATAATTGATTCAAAAAAAATGACAGAAGAAGAAAAAGCAAAACAGAATGCAGATGGTACAGCCGAGGCTGCTGCACCTGCTCAGTCTTCCGAATCTACACCTCCAGCAGATGAGCGACCTAACCGCACGGCGTTCTCCAAGCGTTTCGCCAAGCGACACTCAGATGTTGACTTCGAGGATAAGGAAGCACGCTATGGTGCAATGAATGATGATGCCGACCTTCTTTCTCGCTATGAGGAGAGCGGTCAGGCACTTTCCAAGGTGTTCGATAAGCACAAGTGGTTGGCAGCTCTCGCCATGGATATGGAAAAGAATCCTGAGGATAATCCTTTTGATGCCATGGCTCGCTTGGGCATTGACATTCGTACGTTACTCGATGATCCTGAGGGTGGCAAGAAACTCGCCGACATTCTCACCAAGCACAACGAGGCAGTAACGGAACAGAACGAGGCTTCCGAGCGAGTGGGCGAGAACATGAAGAAGTCCTTGCAGCGGCTTATTAAGCTTTACCCAGACGAGGCACAGGACATGTGGAGCCAGATTTACGAAATCCACGACCAAGTGGAGAGCGGCGACATTCCCGATGACGTTTGGAAGATGCTTCACAATGCCAACAATTACGATTCCGACATTTCTTCCGCCCGAGACGAGGCTGCCATGCAAGCTCGAAACGAGAAGATTCAGAATAAGGTTCGCTCGTCCGCTTCCGAGGGCATCCCTCCTTCACTCTCTAGCTCTGGTGCAGGTAACAAGCCAGCGACCAAGAAGAGCGAAAAGAAGAGCGGTTTCTTTGAGGGTCTTACCTATTAAGTAATATTAATCCATAAATATAAGTAAAAGATGAAGAAAGTAATTAATTATTTTTCTAGTGGTCAGTTCATCTGTAAGATGATTCTGATGCTTCTTGCTGTGGTCACTGGCGGTGGCTTGATGGCAATGGCTGATACAGCCGAGCCAACTACGCAAATAGGCGATGAGGGTCATGAGCCTTCATCCAAGGAAGATGCAGCTACCGAGCCTGTTGACACAAATAAGTCAGATTTAATTGCGCCTGGAGGCAAAGCCGAGGGTCAGGACTTGACTGGCACACAGGCTTCCGCAACCCAGATTCGCAAGGGTGGACTTGCCGAAGAGGATTGGGAAAGTGAGGTAGAGAAGTATCGTCCTTTCAAGACTCCATTGTTGCAGATTATCCGCAAGATTACCAAGACGGTTCCTTGTAATGGCTACGAGAAGAAGCACGCACGTGTCGGTGGTGATACACTTGACGGTATGACTACTAAGGAAATTACAGCTGTAGGCGCAGGTAGTGTCATCAAACTCAGCAAGTCTAACTTCTCAGGCTCTCTGCTCCCTCTCTACAAGGGTAGTACCGTTATCGTTCCTTCTGTAGCTGGTTACGCTCAAGGTTCTAAGACCAAGTTGAAGGGTCGCTTGAATCTCTTGGTTATCGACAAGACCAAGGACGAGGTCACCTTGCAGGCACTCAATGGTCCAGCCGAGGCAGAAGGCACCATCGGTGAGACACTCGACACGATGGGTTGTCCTGCAATTCCTGCCAACAGTCGCATTCTCTGCGCCTCAACCATCCTCTCTGAGAGCCAGATGCAGGTTCCGCCAGAGAACTACCAGCCTCGTTCAGAGGAGGTGTACTTGCAGAAACGTGCATTCTCCATCATCTTCACCGAGGAGTTTGAGAAGATTAAGAAGAAGGCACCTCACACCGTTGCTGACATGAAGGAGAATGCTCTTACTAACTTCTTGCTTCGTCAGGAACGCACATATCTCTATGGCACCAAATTGAAGTTCTTGATGGAGACCAAGGACGGCGCACAGGAATATGCTTATTCTGCCGAGGGTATCATCAATCAGTTGACCAACTCTTATGGCATCGGAGATACCTATACCTTCGCCGACCTTATCGCCATCGCCAAGTTGATGTTCACCGACTTTGCCGAGTCTGATGAAATGTATCTCTTCTGCGGTAAGAACGCCATTGAGCGACTGATGAAGATTGAACTTCCAAAGGGTCGTGATGTAATGTTCGATACAGTTAAGGAGTTCGATATTACCTTCAACCGCTTCAAGTGCAGTTATGGTACGCTCAACTTTGCTTGGGATAGCACACTCGACTACATGGATTTGGAGGACTGCATGATTGGCGCTGACTTCAAGGGTGCTCGCCACTACGTCAAGGAGAAGGGCAAGGAGAAGACCAACGACCTTTCTAAGGATGGTTACGATCCACGTTTGGCTAAGCGTTACATGCACTGGGAGGCTGACTGCGTAGCTCTCCGTGGTTACAACAGCATTCTCGTAGGTCCAGAAAACAAGATTTCTACGCTTGGTGCAGCTGGTGTTATCAACAATATCGTTTCTTTGAGCACGCTCCCTAAGACACCACATGAGGGTATGATTGTAGCTTTGACTGCCGATTATACCGATACGACATCGGGTAGTGGTAGCACAAAGTACGAGAAGGAAAACATCTACATCTACAAGGGTGGTAAATGGGAAATCTTCTCGGGGCAGCTCATTGCAGCCTAGTATATATACCGAACAACAAGGACTAGCCAACCCCTAGTTCCTTGTTGCTCCAAATAAAAGATTTAGCAAAATGATTAAAACATATAGATACAACGCCAACCGAAATACGGTCAGTCATATTCTTCAAGGCAAGAATGGATTGACGGTTCGTTTCAACTTCGAGCGAGGAAATGTAGTAACCAAGCGAAAGCCAGAACTTATCTTGAAAAATAAGTTTTATCAGGACTTGCTCGAAAGCAGCGAACTGTACAAGCAAGGTTTGGTCTCATTGGTTAGCTCCATCGCTGAGCCATCTGATGTAGTGGATGATACGCCGACCGAGAAGAAGCAGGAGACAACCGAGGAGGTAAAGAATATCCGTACCGCCGCTGATGTTATTGCTTACATCAACGAGCGTTTCGGTAAGGATTACAGAACGCTTGCCAAGGCGATGAACCAAGCTTCAAAGTCAGGAATCATCTTCCCAGACTACAACGAGTAACAATATATATAATAAGGTGAAATGAAAGTGTCTGACATCATAAAGGAAGTGCGTTGGCGCATAGACGAGGAAACCAACAACACATCGGAAATCACCGATGACAAGGACGACTTGTATATGGGCAATATCATCGAGGCGAATATCCCCGATGCCTTGCATTGGATAGCCGTAACTGCCACATCTTCTTCCGCACTCTCTGGTTCTACCACGACAACCAAGAAGAACGAGGATTCTTCCACGGAATCCAAGAAGGAGAGCGTTCCATCTACAGCATCTACCACCACGACCATACAGGTGGAAGCTTACGAGGCTAGCGATGATATAGGTGTTATCACAATGCCAGAGAGCGTTTCTGTTTTCAATATCAATCGTGTTCGAGGCAAGGGATGGCACAAGGCAGTAGTGCCAGTGGAAGATACAGACGATGAAGCCTTGATGATGTTCGATGATACTGCCAAGGGAACTTTCGATAGACCGCTAGCAGCCATCATGCGAGTCAATCCGCTCAAAGTGCTCATTCAGCCAAAGCCATCAGACGATGGTTCCGTTACCATTTCCTACGTGGGAGTGCCGACCGACCTCACAACATCTGACGGTGAGGAGAAGACGGTGGAAATCTCCGACACCTTCAAGGGCGCATTCATCCATTATCTCGCCTTCCTGTTGCTCTCTGCCTACAATGATACCAAGGCTAGCCAGATGTACACGATTGCCTTGCAGCAGCTGGGCGTAAGTCAAACCTCAAAGTAATAAAGTAGTATGGAGTATGTATCAACCAACTATAGCGAGGAAGAGCTTGCATGGGTATCTCCAGAGATTACCTTGCATCGTGACATCTATCTGATGGTTACCTTGCAAACTCCAGGCAAGCTTGTCATTCGCCAAGATTGCGGCGATGGCAGAAAGCCCAAGGCTCCCCTCTGTCCACACAAGAACACGACCGAGTTCAAGCTTCGCATCCGTGTAATGCCAGAGACCATAAAGATTCAGTTATTCACCTCTTCACAACCAAAAGAAATCAAATATGCCTACATTTAGAGACGATATTAAACTAGGTAGCAAGGTGCCGATGACGAAGACAGACGACATCAACGACCAAGCTATCACCACCGTCAAGATTCGTGACGGCAATGTTACGACCGAGAAGTTGGCGGATGGTGCAGTAAGTACCGACAAACTACCCGATGGAGCGATCAAGACCCCAAAGATAGCAGACGGTAACGTGACGACCGAAAAGCTAGCCGAGTCATCGGTAGTTACTTCCAAGATTGCTGACCAAAACGTCACCACCGAGAAACTTGCCGACCAATCGGTAGATAACTCCAAGTTGTCTCCTTCATCTGTCACCTACGACAAGTTAAAGGACAAATCAGTTATCACCGAGAAACTGAACGACCGAGCCGTAACAACCGAGAAGGTGGAGGAGAAAGCTATCACCAACGAAAAGTTGGGCGACCAGTCAGTTGACAGTCGTGTCCTCAGAGAGGCAAACGTGGAGACCAAGCATCTAGTCAACGAGAGTGTTACCACAGACAAGGTAGCGAGACAATCCATTACCAAGGATAAGATGGCAGACGAATCAGTAGATACAGAGCAAATCAAGGATGGCAGCGTCACCAACGCTAAACTATCCCCCGATTCCGTATCGACCGACAACATCAAGGACGGCTCAGTAACCAACGACAAGATAGCCCCCGATACGCTGACCAAAGATAAGTTAGACCCAGAGCTTCGCAAGACAGTTGAGGCTGCTACAGGTCTTCCCGATGATATGGTGGAAATGATTCAGGACATCGACCAGAGCCTAGCCAAGCTGAACGATACCGTCTATCCTATCACGTTAGGTCTGACCGTAAACCAAGACGTTTCAAAGATGCAGACAGAGGTCAAGTATTCGGTAAGCAGCGATGGCAAGCCTTTCATGCCAGATACATTATCTGTATCAAAGCGTATCAATGATGATTCTGTTGAAGGAGTTCTTGCTAGCACACCAGTTGCAAATGGCTCTTTTGTAACTGAAATAAAAGGCGCAAGAGAGGTCTTTAATTTTAAGGTTACCAAGAAAGGACGAACCAGCAAGAACACTTCTCTCACTCGCTACCTCTGCTATTATGGTGGTTACTCAGCGTCCTCCATGACCGCAGAGCTGCTATCCTCTCTCACCAAGGTCTCAACTACAGGAGTATCATTCAATCCAAAGGTAACAACCAAGGATAATGATTACATCTGGCTAGTAGTACCAAGCTACCTCACAATAAGTAGAGTGACCAGTGCAGGATTTGATGTAACCCTTGCATCTCCTCAGACTATTACCAATAGCCTAGGCAGCTTCAAGGCATACAGAACCATCAATCCTCTCACTGCAAACACATGGAATTTAGTAATATCGTAAAACAATAACAATATGGCAATAAATTTAACAGACGAAATAAATGCTGCCACCAAGAAAGGCAAGATAGCCTCAGCCAAGCAAGTATATCTTGATGGAGACCAAGAGGACTTGCAGCAGATTGGCGACAAGACCCATCAACTAGAGCAGTCCATCAAGGACATCTCCACAACAGGTGGTGCCTCTACAGCCAATGCTGTCTCATACAACAATGAGACCAGTGGCATGACAGCAGTTAATGCCCAGTCAGCCATTGATGAGCTTGCTGCAAAGAACAAGTCTCAGGATGCTACCATTGCAACTAAGGCAGATGCTTCCACGGTCAACTCCAAGAACACAGAGCAAGATGCAGAGATAGCCAAGAAAGCTAACAAGTCTGACATGGATGAAGCTCTTGCCAAGAAGTTTGACAAGGAGAACATTGCCCAAGAGTTAGGTGATGCAGAAGACAAGGTAGTCTCCCAGTTCGCCTTGCCTTTCCGAGAGATAGAGTCTCCAGAGTTCATCAAGGCAATAGTGGATGCAGAAGACCACTTCATGTTTGGCATTCAGTTGGATGGTTCAGTTGAGTGGGGCAAGGGCATTCCTGCACCTATCAGAACCAAGTTGCAAGAAATCATCAATCAGTCTCAGCAAGACAAAACAGACCTCACGGAAGCCCTCAATGCAGCCAAGGAAGAGTTATCTAATGCACTGCAAGAGTACAAGACAACTACAGATGCAAGTATTACTGCACTACAAGAAGGCAAGGTGGACAAGGAGGAAGGTAAATCTCTAATTGATGATGAAGTAAAGGAGTGCTTCAAGGTAATAGAGAACGATGAATTTATCAAAGCCATCACAGATAGCGAGGGTAGGCTTCTCTTTGGTATCTACAGAGAGACAGGAAAACCATACTTTCCCCTCAATGACATGTATCATGTTGAACAGAATGAGGAGTTCTTTGCTATGTGGCTTGATGCAGAGAACCATGTATTGCTTGGCATTAGAAGAGATGGACAAATCATTGGTGAAATCCATGCTTGTAATGCCCTCAAAGAGGTTGTTTCTAAACTCCAAGAAGATTTGGCTTCACTGCAAGATAAAGTGAATGAGCATGATGATAACATAAAGACAAACACCAATAACATCACAACTCTTCAAGGCAAGGTTAGTACTTTGGAAACTAATCTTTCAAAGTTCCTTTCAGTGTTCTCACTTCAAGAAAACCCAGAGTATCTTGCAGCTGAGACTGATTCAGATGGTAAAGTGCTTTCTGCCACAAATTCAGATGGTAGCCACTATGCTTACAACATGAAGTCTGAGACCATTGACGCAAAAGTTGACAAGGAGGATAATAAATCACTGATTGATTCTGATGTGGCAGATGCCCAGTCAACTATTGAAGACGTAGAAGGCAGGACAGAGATAACAACTGATGCTGATAATAAGATATTGTCATATCGTGACCCAGAAGGAGTGAAACATGAGTACAGCATGGAAGTGAATAACCTCAATGTCTCCAACCTCAATCTCCAAGGTAATAGTGTGAACAACATACAGGATGCCTTGAAGGCAAATGGCTTTGATGTCAAGACACCTATTGATTGGAGTGAAAGCAGCTTCATTCAGATTCCCGAACCTCGTTTTGCCATCATCAATATTACCAACATAGATAGTATGCCTACCACAAAGACACAAAATCTTCACGCATGGATGGAATTTTGGGATATGCAAGGCAACTATTTCAAAAAAAGAGTTATCTTAAATGCACAGGGACGTTCATCAATGGCTTATGTAAAGAAAAATGCTAGTATTGATATTTGTGATGATGAGTGGATTGGAGACAAAACAGCGAAAGTTAGATTTGGGAAATGGGTACCACAAGATTCATTTCACATGAAAGCATACTACACAGACTTCGTAAGGGGTCTATGCCCAATATGTTACAAGCTCTATGAAGAGATTGTAAACACAAGAGGAAACATGTACAATAGACCTTGGAAAAAAGCTTTAATAGACTTTTCTAAGATTGGCACAGTAACCAAGAGCCTTGGTAATTATTATGTAGGTGATTTTGATTTACTTACAGATACAGGAGCTAGATGCTTTCCTGATGGCTTTCCTCTTGCCTGTTATTTAAATGATGAGTTTTATGGTATCTTTTCATTTCAGTTAAAAAAGCATCGTGACAATTATCACATGGATAAAGGGATAGCAGAGCATGTACATCTTGACGGAACACTAGAGACTGAAACTTTTTGGTCAGGAAAAGATAATATAGACTGGTCTTTGTTTGAGATACGTAATCCAAAGAATCTTTATGCTATTGGAGGCAATAAGTATGATGCTGACGTTAAGCAAGAGGAGATAGCAGGAGAGACAGAGATAAATACTTGGATAGAGAGTGGTAAACTTCCAGATGGAACAGCTATATCATCTAAGATAAAGAAGAATTTGCAAATGACAGCTAAGGTAAAGTCGTATATTCAAAACTTGGCAGATGCAGTTCCTACAATAAAGAGTGCTGCTGCAACTTATGAATCATCAGATAAATCAAGTGAGGATTTGCAAACCTTCAAGTCAGTCTATGAAAGGTATTTTGATGTACAAACTATGGAAGACTATATGATTATGGCTGATGTCATAGGTCATGGTGACGGATTTGCAAACAATTGGCAGTGGATAACTTATGATGGAAAAAAATGGTTTGTATGCTTGTATGACTGCGACTTGGTTTTTGGTGGAAATGGGAAAGGTAACCAGATATATATTGTTGGAAAAGGACATACAAATACTAGCTTGGACAAGCCGAATGGTTATGTTGTGAAATACTATAACGATGAAATGATTAGTCGTTATAAGACATTAGCAGACGCAGGAATTATCTCTATAAACCATTTTGTTGATTCCATAATGGACTGGCAATATAGAATAGGAACTTCATTCTATAAGCAGGAATTTAGTAAGTGGAAAGACTCTCCTTGTATAAGTGATAGCATTGTTAATGATGAATATTGGACACCAAAGAAAAATAATTCTGGTACGTTGTTGACGGATTCAAAAGAAACATTTGATGCTACCCAATCGTATACTATAGGTGATGAAGTCTCATTTGGACTCAATTCAACCATGGGGTTCTTTAAGTTTGTTTGTATCAAACAAACTATAGCTATACAAAGCAATACTCCTCATTCTGTTAGTATGTACTCACCTATAAAGGAGTTTAAGCAAGCAGATAATATTTATAGAATACAAAAATGGATAGAGACTAAAATACCATACATGGATAGTTTATATCAATACAATAGAGTTTAATTAAAAATGTTTTTTATTATGAGTAAATGTTTAGTAACAAAATTAAATGGTAGCTGCAATAACACAGAACTACTAAAAATAGGTGAGTTCAAAATTAAATTTAATAAGGTGTCAAACCCTACTAAAAACAATCGCTCACTTAATATTGGTGTTAACAAAGAGTGTAAAGTAGATTTAATTGGTGATGGATATTTCACGGATTCCAATTTAACTGCAAACAAAGGAAAATCATTAGTTTTAAGTCCATCCAGTGATAATTATATATATATTAGTAACAATGATGTTTATATATCTATTGAAGATAAATATTGCATAACAAAACTTATTGCACAAGATTCTAGTCTTC